GACCGCGACGCCATCCGGGGCAAGCGCTTCGTCGTCAGCAGCGAGCTCGCGCCCAACGAGCCTCTGGACGAGCGCTTCGTCAAGCAGCTCACGGGCGGCGACGGCGTCTCCACGCGAGGCAACTACAGTCGAGAGGGCAACACCCGCTGGCAGCCCGAGTGCCTCGTGCTCGTGGCCACGAACCACCTGTCGAGGATCAACGCCGAGGACGAGGCCATCTGGAACCGCATCCAGGTCGTCCCGTGGTCGGTCGCCTTCCCCAAGGGGCACCCCGATCGTGACGAGAAGCTGGCCGACAAGATCCTCGGCGACGGCGGGTTCCCTGGCGAGCAGGAGGGCGTCCTGGCCTGGATCGTCGAGGGGCTCCGCCTGTATCGCGAGGAAGGACTAGTCCCTCCTTCTCAGGTTGTGACTGCATCCATGGCGTACCGCTCGGATGCGGACGTTGTGCAGATGTGGCTTGCATCGGCCGTCGAGGACGGAGACGTCGTCGTCGGGGACGAGGCTTACACGCCGCAGAGGCGGGACCTCTTCACGCACATGCAGGCGTGGGCGAAGGCAGAGCGTTCGCGCGACACGCCGGGGCTTACGGCGTTCTACGCCAGACTGGAAGAGCTGGGCTTCAAGATGGGCACCAAGAAGCTCGGAAACGACGACTCCAGCAAGCGTAAGGTGCTTCTGGGCATCGCTCTCACGGGCGATGCAGCAGTCGGCAAGTTCACGCTCAATGGAGGATGACAAGATGCAGCTCGGTGACTACAGCAAGAAGCGCGCTATGCAGAACTACTTGGACGCCGAGGTCCGAGAGTATGCAGAGCTGAACGGGCTCAGCCCGGACGAGACGTGGGCGCTCCGAGTCGAGACGCTCGCGCTCATGTTGGCTCGTACGCTGAACGAGCGAGAGTCCAACAGCGAGGGATTCGAGATCCTCACGAGCCCGTTCAGTCCGTGGAACGAGCGCCTCATCAATCTGCTTGACGAGCGGGTGCGTACGATGTCCACCGAGGAGTTCGAGGATGCCTCGGACGAGTAGCCAGTGCGCATGGTGTCCGTGGGACTGTCCGAGCCCCTCCGTGGCCGCCTGCCGAGCGAACGAGCCCGACCCTGGGCAACCGGCCGCTCCGAGCGTTCCAGCCGTCCTAGAGGGCGTCTGCGAGCCCGCGTGGCGCGAACGAGGTAGGCTTCCGTCAGGACGCAAGCGACCGACCACCGACGTGATCCGCGACCTTGCAGACTACGAGGCTGTGACCAACAGCTGAGGACACAACCTCAAGAGATTGCCGGCATGGCATAGGAGCCACCTGACACGCGACCCTGTCGCCACAGCCGGCAAGCAGAGAGCCCCGATCCCTTCTGCAGGGGACCGGGGCTCTCTTGCATTTGGACTAGCACATGTCGAGACCGGCGTCCTCACCGCAGCCCGCGTGGCACCACACGACCTCGGTCCGGTCGCTGTCCTGGAACTGGCCCATCTCGCCGTCCGCCGGTTCGCCGCACAGCTCGCACTCGTCGGTGTCCATCAGCTGGACCTGCATCGCCTCCGCCTCGGCGTTCCAGTGGCCCTCGGCCCGGAGACGCGCCACGACGCCTGGCAGCTCACGCGCCTGTACCTCCAGCTCGGCCATCGGGAGCACCTGGTACGCCGCGATGGTCGCGTCGTCGTTGGGCCGACCGAGAGCCGCCGCCACCTGCATGGCCAGCTCGTGCTTGGTTGCCATCTCGCCCTCCTTGGGGACCGGGGCGGACCACCCGCCCACAACACCAACTATACGCCATCTCGACATGGAAGGCAACAAAACTGCAGAGTTGCTTTTTGCCGGCATCTGGAGTATAGTTGTACTCGTCAACGACCCCAAGGAGGTCCAAATGCCCGCTCGTCCCGCTCCGGTCCTGGTGCCCGTCTCCGCCCTCTACGTCCGGCTGGTGTCGCTTACGGCGGCTCGTGTGGCCGCGTGCCCGGCGTGTGCCGCGCTCCCGCCGTTCCGCTACTGCCTGTCCCACGTCTGCCTGGACTGCGGCCGTATGGCCCACCCCCACGGCTTCGGCTGCTAGTCTGCGGGTTGCGCCCCGGCCTCCGGGTCGGGGCGTGCCGGCATGTCCAAAGAATCTTGGCCGATGGGTAGCGCCGGCATGTGGACATGGAGTAGACTTGGTTTGATGCCCAAAATCGAAGCCGGCATGCCTGCAAAAGAATCTTCAAGAAAGTTGCACAAAGGGGTAGCGGAAGACTGCAGTCTGGAGTATAGTTCTTACTGTAAGCGAGAGAACGCCCCAAGGAGGCACCAGATGACCGAGAACCAGCTCCCCGCGATCCGCATCGAGTACCGCAACCAGCGCAACGGCTGGGCGACCGCCACCTTCAAGACCGGCTACGGCGCGGAGCGCGAGACGCTGGAGGTCCGCAAGGTTCGCAACAACGAGGACGCCCTGCTCAACCTCTCCAACGAGATGAAGGCCAAGGGTTACCGGGGCGTCAGCTGGGCCGCGATGGGCACCGGCTACTGGATGGGCGAGACCTGGATCTGATCCAAGAAAGTCGGGGTGGAGGGTAGCGCCTCCACCCCGGCTGGAGTATAGTAGTTCTCGTAAGCAAGAGAGCGCCCCAAGGAGGCCAGATGTTCGACGCAGAGAACACCGACGACGAGCTGATGATCAAGGTCCGCGCGACGACTGAGATCCCCGGCACCACCATCGACCCGACCGGCCGGATCCGTGGCCAGTGGCACGAGGTGGTCGAGACGGTCCCCGGCGAGCCCCAGGCATATGCCTACTGGGTCGCTCGCGACGACATCAACGCGGTGGGCTACAAGATCATCGAGCACCCCAGCGCCGATGCGGACGCGATGGACCTGGATCTCAAGCACCTGACCGACAACGACGGCGAGGTCTGACCGACCCAAGGAGCCCCGCACCTCCAACAGGAGGGAGCGGGGCTCCTGCACATTCTAGGGCCTGTCTGCCGGCCTGTCCACATGTGCAGCATCCGTTAAAGCCCAGACGCCACCCTGGAGGCTGCAGGAGGCCGGCAAATCCGTTTCAACAATTTTGCGGAAACGGGTAGCGTCGCATGTGCAGATGGAGTATAGTTACTCTCGTAAGGCAGGGAACGGAGCCCCGAGGAGGCACCCAATGTTCAGCATCCGCTACAACCGAGCCACCAACCACATCGCCGGGATCGCTTGCAAGACCACCAGCAACCAGACCGACGAGAACATCAACGAGACCGGCGTCGTGGCCTACTACGCGGAGAACGCCTGCGGCGTCCTGACCCGTGGCCGTCTGGCCCAGGGAGCCAGCTACGCCAACCTGCAGGACGCTCTGGACGCCGCTCGCATCACCGGCGGCCGCAAGCTCTGCAAGACTTGCGAGAAGGCCGCGCTGGCTGCGCTGGAGGCCATCGCCGAGGCGGCCAAGGCCGCGCAGCAGGAGGAGTCCAAGGCCGAGATCGTCGAGGGTGCCGAGCACCAGGTCGGCGACAAGCTGTACTTCCTGCCGGGCGAGCGCCCCCACGGCTATGTCTGCCCCGCCGGAGAGGTCGAGGTCGTCCGGGTGATCGACCACGGCGACAACGTCAATCCGATGTGGGGCCAGACCCGGTTCACCTATGTCGTCCAGGTGCCGGGCATCCCGGCCACCAGCCAGGGCACGGACCACCGCGAGCTGCACAAGCCGGGCGAGGTCTCGGTCGACTACCGGTTCCCGGAGACCTACGACAAGGCCATCTGCGCACGGTGCAAGGGCGGCGTGACCTACGCCAACACCAAGATCGTGTCGGAGCCGATCCCGGGTCGCGAGTCCGGCCCGTCGTACTACGGCATCCCGACCCGTCGCGAGTACCGGGTGTGCGTGTCCTGCTGACCCCTAGGAAGCCCAGGGAGGTCCTCTCCACAGCCGGAGAGGGCCTCTCGGCTACCCGCGTCCGACCTCGTGCCGGCAAGCCGGCAAACGGCCACCTACTGATTTTCAACAATCTTCAGGATGCAGGTTTCCATCCATCTGCACATGGGGTATAGTTCTTAGTGTAAGGCCGACCGCGAGGGTCGGCCCCGAGGCCCCAAGGAGGCCCCGATGGACGAGCACGAGAAGTACGAGCTGGCCGTTCAGATCTCCGTCCTGTCCTACGACCTGGACGTCGCCAACCCGACCGTTCCGACCCTCCTGAAGGAGAACACGCTGGACATGCTGGTCGGCAAGCGCGACGCGCTCCTGGCCAAGATCGACGAGCAGGTCTCCCTGGACGGGTTCTACGCGGTCCCCGCCCACATGGACGCCACGTGGCTGGCGACGCTGCTCCAGACGGAGCTCGGCGCGTACGTGGACGCCGGGGAGATGGGCGGCGAGAAGGCGATCGTCCTGGTCGACCCCAGCTGACCCGGCACCAAGAAGAGCCCCGGTTCCCCAGCGGAGCCGGGGCTCTGCCCTTGCCGGCATGCCGGCTTGCACAAAGGGGTAGCGCGTAGATGTGCACATGGGGTATAGTTCTATCAACAGCAAGTCCCCGAGGAGGACGCAATGGCCGCCAACACCCGCGAGATCTATCGCAAGGGCTACACCTACGTCATCACCAGGCGCATCATCCAGCGCCCCGAGGAGACGGTCCTTCGCGTGCGGGTGCGGTGCTACAAGGGCCTGGCCTGCAAGGGCGACACGCCCGAGTGGAACCGATTCGAGGACTACGTCCACCTGGCGAAGGGCGACGCCGTTTACGCGGGGCACATCCGCAAAATTGAGTCGGCTGCATAGTAGCCAAACGGCTCCACATGGAGTATAGTAGTTCCTGTAAGCGAGAGAGCAAGAGCCCCAAGGAGGCCATCATGAGCGACTACACGATCCCCGGCTACACGGTCCTCGGCGACGTCGACATCACGCAGGAGCGGTACGACCTGGCGGGTGTCGCGATGCTGGTGATCAAGGACGAGACCGGCGAGCTGTTCTCGCTGAAGGCGACGGGCTGCGGGTGCGGGTCGCACAGCTACTGCAGCTGCGCGATGTACGACGCGATGACGCCCGACAACATGGAGCTGGTGACCGACCTGGAGGCGACCGCGCGTGAGCTGTACGACGACGTGGTCAACTCGGACTCGCCCGACGTCCCCGCGCTGCGGGCGATGCTGATCGTGGCGATCGAGCGGACCGGGTACGTTCCGCCCGCGCTGCCCCTGGAGGGCTGAGCGCACTTGCCGGCAACCGGCCCGCACTCCTTCGGGGGTGCGGGCCTGAGGCAGTAGAAAGAATCTTCGATCTGGAGTAGCGCGAACCTCCAGACTGGAGTATAGTTCTTACTGTAAGGGAGAGCGCAAGGCTCTCCTCCGAGGCCCCAAGGAGGCCGCCATGATGAACTCCGCGAAGACCGCCGAGACCGTCGCCAAGATCGCCCAGTCCGCCGCGCAGGCCCTGCTCGCCGCTCAGGCCCGCGTCACCGACCAGTTCGCGGCCGGTGTGATCGTCACCTCCGGCACCCTGGAGGTCCTGATCGAGGCGCAGGCGGCGGCCCGCCTGACCGCCAAGCTGCAGACCCGCTGGAACCGTGCCGGCATGGCGGCCATCGAGGAGTGGCTGGAGGACGCGGCCGACCAGCTGATGTTCAACCCGGCTGCTGGCTCCACCTCCCAGGTCCAGAACGAGATGGAGAAGGCCGAGCGCAAGGCGATGCAGGAGGCCTACAAGGCGCTGAACCGCTGCCGCGCCTGACCAACCCCGGCGACCCCCGGCTCTCCCTTCGGAGGGTCGGGGGTTTCCATTTCTCCAGACGCACGGTAAGATGATCTGGTCAACGCACGAGTCCCCAAGGAGGGCGAGATGGAAGACTTCAAGGCCGCGCTGGAAGCCAAGTCGGCCGACGAGGTTCGCGAGGATGTCATCTACACGGTGATGATGGTCAACATGATCGACCGCGAGGATGCGACGTACATCGTGGACGAGATGGTCGCTGGCGACATGTCCACCGACGACTTCGGCCCGCACGCCAAGGCCATGATCGAGAGGATCGCACGCGGCTGATCCGGCCAACCGGCCCGAGCCCCGTTCCCACTCAGGGAGCGGGGCTCTCTCGCGTTCGGGCGCTCGCATGCCGGCATGCCCGTTACGTGGCCGCGTAACGGCCGTAGGACCGGCCCGAGCCCCGTTGGGCCCGAGAGCCCGCGCGGAGCCGCCTACGGGCCACGTAGGGCCGCGCCCAGCCCATCCTCAGGTCTACCTGGTCAAACGAAGATTCTTCAAAAAACTTTCGAAATGCCGGCAAGCCTCCTACCAGGGCATTCATCATGTTTGACCAGGTAGACGCCGTGTTGCCTTTCCCGTGGATATGGAGCATGATAGTTCCTGTAAGCGAGAGGGCGGCGAGCGAAGCTCCCGGGACGGCGACTCCAGCCGACGGTCGAGGCTCCACCCGAAGAACGCGAACACCGAGCAAGGCGGCCGTGCGAGGGGTCGGAAGCAGGAAATGCAATCTCGGAGACTGGGCACCAACCCACCACAAGAAAACTGGTAGACAGGGTAGTAGCGCGCAACTCCTCGGGGACGGACGCGGGACTGGCTAGGGAGACACGGAACCAGCCACCCCACGAGAGAACATCCGAGAGGTTGGCAAGGCGCAAGGGCCTGGCGAGAGGGCGGAGCGGATGGTAGGTCCCACCGACGCCCTCGCAACACACAAGACGAAACAGCCCCGTCGGGAGACGCTGGCTGTCGGCCGCTGAACGGCGGTCCTGAGGAGTCTCAAGGAGGAACACGATGGGCATCCTGCCGAAGCGCGTACCGCAGGCGAGCAACCCGCCGAACGGGACGCAGCACGAGGGCCAGGGTGGCCAGTCGGGGAACCACGCGGACAACAGCCGCATCACCGACCGGCCGCAGCCCACCGGGGCCGAGGGCACCGACCTGATCCAGGTCGAGAACCCGCTCGGCACGCCGGGTCCGGACGAGATCCAGCGCTGAGGCAAGGCGCGACGGCCAGCCGGGGAGCCCCCAGCTCCCCGGCTGTGCCGGCAAGAAAGTTCCACTCCAGAGTAGCCATGCCGGCTGCAATGGAGTATAGTTCTTACTGTAAGGCCAACCGACGAAGTCCCCAAGGAGGACCCCATGGCTGCCAACACCAACAAGACCCCGAAGAACTACGAGGCCATCGCGGCCAAGGCTCCGACCCAGCTGCACGAGGACTTCGCTGAGTGGCTGTTCGTTCAGACCGGCGTCCGGGTCGACCTGAAGACGGTCCAGCTGGTGACCGTCCTCCGGATGGACTTCCAGGCCTCCCCCGAGAACCAGAAGGCGCTGGCTGAGCGCAAGGCGGCGGCTGCGGCCCGCAAGAAGGCTTCGGCCGAGCGCAAGAAGGCCAAGCTGGAGGCCGAGCTGGCGAAGCTCCGTGGCGAGCAGGCCGAGGCGGTCGAGGAGCCCAAGGAGGTCGAGCCGGTCGCCGAGGAGGCCAAGACCGAGGAGCCGGGTCCGGTCCAGAAGCTGACCGTGGTCTACGGCAACGGCGAGCCCGAGGTGCACAAGTTCGGCTGCGCCGACCTGAAGAAGATGACCAAGGCCAAGGGCTTCTCCAAGGAGACCGCGCAGGTCAGCAGCCACACCGAGCTGACCCACCTGATCTACTCGGACATGATCGACTCGGGCGAGAGCAGCCTGAAGGACAACTACATGGCCTACAACGCCAAGCCCTGCTGCCCCGCGCTGGACGACTAAGCAACCTCGAAGGACGAAACGGCCCGACTCCCCAGCCAGGGGAGGGCGGGCCGTCTGCGGCTGATCGCCGTACTGACGAGTCCCCGAGGAGGACCACATGACCACGAACAAGCCTCAGGTTGGCGAGCGCGTCATCACCGATGAGCAGCTCGACGAGTGGGAGAACCAGACGACGCACCGTGGCAACCGGGCGGCTGCGCCCATCCTGCGCGAGCTCACGCCGGGGCAGCGCACGGTGGCTGTCGCCGAGGCGCACACCCGGATGAACCTGAGCGCGGGCTGGAACTACTCCGGCGCAATCTGGCAGGCTGTGCAGGACCTCAAGAAGAACCGCACGCCGTGCCTGGACGCCGCAGCCGACTATCGCAAGCGCGAGATGGAGCGCGGCACCATCGGCCGATGACATGCCGGCTTGCACACAAGGACGAAACCGGCTTCGACCGGTCGGGTGCTGGATGGCACTCCTGATGAGTCCCCAAGGAGGATTCCATGGGTCTGATCCCGCTGCCGAGCGACGACGAGGTCGTCAAGGCGTGGCGCGAACACGGCCAGAACAACTCGCGGACGGCGAGGCACTTCGGCGTCAACGAGAGCACCATCCGGAAGGTGCTGCTCCGCAAAGGCCACAAGCCTCGGCCCTACAAGAGGCTCCCGCTGGCCGGTGCACAGCTCTACGGCGCGTTCCTCAAGGAGGGCGGCGACTGCCACTCCGTCGGTCGCCTAGCGCGCTCCTACGGCGTCAAGCCTCAGTCGGTGCGCGCCGCGCTCCGTCGCTACCTCGACCGGGTCGACCCGGTCAACTGAGTCCCCAAGGAGGACACCCCATGGACAACGACCGCAAGGCTGTGTACGACTACATCATGAACGCCGACGGACTGATCAAGATGTCGACGTTCGCGATCTTCGACGGAGTGGTCAACAAGGACTACGTCGTCATCCACAGCGCGCCTCCGCGCGTCATCAAGGAGATCGTCAGCTTCTGCAAGATGGTGTCGATGAGCGAGCAGGGGCTCCTCATCCCGCTGGCCAAGGCCAAGAAGGAGAGTGACAAGTGAGCGGCATCCCCAAGTCCCACGGCGGGCACGAGGCGGCTCCTCCGCCGGAGGCCGACCCGGTCATCCAGCAGGAGGTCCGAGGGCACACGCCCGAGCAGCAGGTCCAGCCGCCGGACGCCGACGCGATGGACCTGTACGGTCCTCCGGCGGGGCAGTGATGCGCGGTGTTCTTCATCGACTTGCTCGCAGACCTTCTGGGCGAGCTGATCGCCGCGCTGATCCCGAGCCGACGCAGGAGGCGCAGGCGCTGACCCAGGACCAGCAGCTCGTGTTCGACGCCATCAAGCGGGAGTTTCCGTTCATGAGCGACGAGTGCATTCTGCTGGTCATGTCCGAACTGTAGACAAGGACGAAACCTCCGAAAGGAGGTCGGGCGTTGGATGACGCTCCTGAAGAGTCCCGAAGGAGGACCAAGTGTACGACCGGAAGCACAGGATCCAAGTGGCGTTCGACGCCGAGACCGTAGGCGTCCCGCTCAACCCGCAGACGTTCGCGGACCATCTCGACTTCGCGACCGAGTACCAGCTGGCGATGTACCGGCTCGGCTCCAAGTCGAAGCGCGAGGAGACTCGCCCGCACGTCCGCCACGCACTGGCCACGCGATACTCGCTGATGGACCTGCGAGCCCTGTTCCTGTTCGCCGTGGCCGAGCACGAGGCCGAGGTGACCAAGGGCGGCAGGCTCAACGAGCTGGAGCGGGCTGCGGTCTGGGCTGGCCTGGAGCGCCAGCGCTGGATCGTCCTGAACCCGAAGAACAACACCTACGCGGCCACCGACGCGGCCGAGCACGTCAAGTACGAGAACTAGTCCCCAAGGAGGACTGCACCATGGTTCGTGGCAAGCCCGCAGAGGGTCGCAAGCGCATCGTCGTCGAGCCCCGCGTTGTCGAGTTCATGCTCGCCAACCGGGGTCGCATCGTCACCGTGCACGAGCTGATGAACGCGCTTCCGCCGGAGGCTCACCAGGCTTCCGTGCGTAACGTCATGCGACGGCTGATGGAGCGGATGGACATCACGGTCATCTCTGCCGGCAACAGCTGGCGCCTGGAGGCCGACACCAAGCCGGACGTGTCAGAGAAGGGCAACCCGGATGCCGGCAAGTCCCTCGGCCTCTTCGAGCAGGTCGGCGAGATGCAGGACGGATCGCTGGTCGTGCGCGACGAGCAGAACCGGCTGTACGCCCTGAAGGCTCTCTAGCGGGCCTACGCGGCCACGTAAGGGCCGAACGCGCCCCGGTCATCCCCTTGGGAGGCCGGGGCGCTCCCGAGCCCGCTATGGGCCACCTACGGCCGAAGGAGCCGAATGTGGACGACATCGAGGTCCACTTTGAGATCGGCTACGGACCGGCAGCCACCACCATGAAGGGCTGGCTCAGGATTCCGAAGCACCTCTGGGAGGCGATCCTCCCAGAGGACCGCGACGAGCGGGTGCGAGAGATGATCGCCGAAGATGCTGCAAAGCACGTCGTCGTCTCGTACAACATCGTGAAGTAACGAGCGAAGGAACAGCATGAGGATCAGGAACGCAGTGCTGGTTGGCGCTGTGATGGTTGCGGCCGTGGCGTGCGACGCCAGTGCACCCGCGCAGAAGCCGGTGTCTGGCGACCGCGACGATGTCAGGCACGTGGCCGCCGTCAAGGAGAAGAGCCACAGGGAGAAGAAGACCGAGCGCGTCTGCACGCGCAAGGTTGCCGGCAAGTGCAAGTCTTACAAGACTGTGACCAGCTGGAAGAAGGTCGTCGATCGCAGGGCCAAGCCCGCGCTGTACTGCGTGGAGCTGGACAACGTCAATGGCTCCGCCAAGGACGACGACGTCTGGTACACCGTGCGGAAGACCGACTACACCAAGGCGCTGTTCAAGGCGGAGGACGAGAACCTCAAGTTCACGCCCATCCACACCGGCTGCTGGTAGGCCGGAGGCCGGGTGAATCGCCGTTGACGATATGGTTCGCCCGATTCACCCCATGACGCGTCGCACTCATGCCGGCCTGCGGAAATAGAAAAAGTCGAAAAAAGTTCCACGAAGTTTGCACATGCTCCTACCTGGTCAAACACGGTGAATGACCAGGTAGGGGCTGAGTTGCCTCGGACCCGGATATGGCGCATAGTTCTACTCAGGAAGCGACGAGGGCAAGGAACGAACTCCCCGGATGGCCGGTCTGGCCGAGGGTCGAGGTTCCGCCCGAAGACCGCGAACCCGAGCAGGACAGCCAAGAGAGACGGCTGAGATCGCGCACAGGACCCTGGTCCTGGCCGCTGACTCTAGACAGGAACCGGACTCCCCAAAACCGGTAGTTGCGAGCGAAGCGACTGGACTTCCCGAGGACGGGCAGCCGCCACCCACTGCGGGTGGAGGAAGCGCACACATCCGGGCGGTACTGAAAGCTGCTAGCGAGCGACGAACTCCACCTCTTCAAGCCTGGGTCAAGTGAGACACCCCGCTCGGGGCACCTCTGGCCAGGAAGTCGAAAGGTGGACGGTATGCCGGCAACCGCAACCCTCAACAAGCTGAGGAGATGCCGGCACTCATCAACAACAAGGACGAAACGAGCCCGCTGGGAAGCGCTGCTCGTCCGCCGGTGGATGCCGGTGCCGATGAGTCCCCAAGGAGGAAACACCATGGCCGAGAACACCACCCCCAGCAAGAAGACCTTCGCTGAGCGTGCGGCCGCTGAGCCCACCGAGCTCCACAAGGCGTTCGCCAAGTGGATCGAGGAGAAGACGGGCTACACCCCGGACCTGAAGACGGTCCAGCTCGCCGTCACCATGCGGATGGACTTCCAGTCCAGCGAGGAGAACCAGAAGGCTCTCGCCGAGCGCAAGGCTGAGGCCGCCAAGAAGGCGGAGGAGGCCAAGGCTCGGAAGCTGGCCAAGCTGGAGGCGGAGCTCGCCAAGCTCAAGGGCGGCGAGCAGAAGGACGAGGCGAAGCCCGAGGAGCCCGCTGAGGCCCCGAAGGCGGACGCCGAGCCCACCGCTGAGGGCGACGGCGAGAACGGCGCGGAGGCGGCCACGGAGGCCGCTCCTGAGCCCAAGAAGGCGACCACCGCCCGGCGCACCCGGCGGACGGCGGCCACCAAGAAGTAACACCCCATGACGCCCCCGGTCGGAGAGACTTCGAGTCCTCCGGCCGGGGTGCTGGGGCAAGGACGAAACCTAGGGGCTCCGGCCCCGATGGTCCGGCGCTGGATGGCGCTGCTGAGGAGTCCCCGAGGAGGATGCATGGAAACCGAGTCGACGGTCTGGAACATCTACAAGGTCCTGGTCGAGGAGGACCGCGAGGAGCACTTCGCAGTGTTCACCGACCAGGACAAGGCCAACGACGCGATCAACCGGCTGCGGCTGCGCGATGCAGACAACGACGAGGTCGACTGGAACCTGCGCTGGTGCAACACCGACCCGACCCCGGACATGATGGAGCTGCCCAAGACGCTCCGCGAGATGGGATGCGACGACCTGCTCAAGGCCGCGTACATCGAGCTCTGCAACGACGGAAAGATGTACGTGCCGCTGTGGATCAACCCGGCGTGGCTGGTACACGAGCTCAAGGCGCGGTACGACATCGGCATCGACTTCAAGGGTCGCCAGATGACGCTCGTGTCAGCCGAGGAGGTCAAGCGTCGGCGCGAGTACGGTATCCGGGATGAGAACGCTCCGAGCGACTTCGGAACGGACGAGGCCGGGTTCGTCGAGACGAAGGACTGAACGTGAATCACAGGCCCAGACCAGACCTCTCGGGGCTGTGGTTCTGGTTATTAACCATCGCCCTCGCTGTGGCCTACGCAAGGTCGCAGAGAGGGTGACCTCCACCCCAGATCGAAACGCTCGGAACGCGGCTGCCAGCCGTGGGACGGGCGTCCGGCCGTATGGTGCGGCTGCTGACGAGATCGTGGAGGATCTTGCATATGAAGCTGGACGAACTCATCGAGAAGCTCCTGGAGATCCAGGAGGACCTCAAGGCGTCCGACGTCGACACGAGCGAGGTGGAGGTACTTGCCTGCATCCAGCCGACCTACCCGCTCACTGGCGCGGTCGTCGGCGTCATCTCCGGCGAGGAGCTGAGCGACCACGTCGAGGGCGAGCTCAGAGAGCCCGAGCGCAAGGCAGTCTGGGTCGCCACCGACCAGGTCAGCTCGTGGTCGGACTACAACCCGTACGCCCCCAAGCCGCTGTGGGAGGCGATCCGGTGAAGCCAGAGGTGTGCGTCAGCCCGGCGCAACGCGGGTCCAATTGCTATCTGTGCCACGAGAAGGCGGCTGTCTGCTGCATCCCTCGTGATCTGGACGATCCGGAGATCACCCCGGAAGCTGGCGAGTGGTACCCCATGGGGCTGCTCTCGTGCTGGGGCTGCATCCGCAAGATCCTGACCATGCTCATGTCGGACCCCAAGCTACCCGAGCGAGAGGCCGACGCTCTCGAAGAGGACGTGAGGGCTCTGCGCCCCGAGCGCCTCGACGAGCTGGAGCACAAGCTCGACGAGATCGACGAGGAGTTCCGCCCCTGATGGCCAGCTTCATGAAGAACTGGTGGGACAAGCACGACATGGACCGCGACGGCAAGGGGTGCTGCCTGATCATGACTGGCATCCTGGCCCTGGCGTTCCTTGGCGGCATGACCATCGCCGGGCTGGCCATCTGGGCCATCTTCTTCTGATCCATCCTCAGCCTAGGACGAAACCTCCGAGAAGGAGGTCCGCCGGTAAGGTGCCGGTGCTGACGAGTCCTGAGGAGATTCGCAATCGTGATCGAGAACCAGAAGCAGCAGACCAACCCGATGCTCGCTCGCATCCAGGCCGTCCTCAACAAGGCGGACGGGACGGACAACCCGGCGGAGCGCGATGCGTACCTCGCCAAGGCCGAGCAGCTCATGCAGAAGTACGCGATCGACGCGGCCATGCTCGCCGAGGCCCGCAAGATCGCCGGTGGCAAGGTCGAGACGCCGGACAAGGTCGTCTTCGAGTTCATGCCGGCAAACGACAAGCTGGGCAACCAGTGGTACAACCTGATCATCGCCGTGGCCGAGCACTACGACTGCCAGTTCCTCGGATGGACCAATGGAACCGGATACCTCGTCGGGTTCCCGTCCAACATCGAGCTGGTCGGTATGGTGTACACCTCGCTGCGCCTCCAGGCGCTCCAGAAGCTGGACCCCAAGCCGATCAAGGAGCTCAGCTACGACGAGAACGTCTACATCCTGCACGAGGCTGGGATCAAGTGGCGGAACATCGCGCACCTGATGAACCAGGCGTATCACGAGGCCACGGAGCTCGGGCTGCCGCTCGGACCCGGCTGGGAGATCACGCCCTGGGAGGTGGACGATGCCGGCAAGGGCAAGAAGGACGGCGGTCGCCTGATCCGAGCCTGCAAGCGCTGGTGCTCCGAGATCGGCGACACATACCGAGCCGTGCAGTCGCCCGTGACCTTCCAGCGGTCCTACGCACAGGGCTTCCTCAACGAGGTTCGTCGCCGGTTCCACGAGCTGCGGAAGTACCGCGAGCAGCAGGTTGCCGCGACGTCCGGTGCAGAGCTCGTTCTGTACGACCGTAACAAGGCCGTCAAGGACATGATGGACGAGCTCAAGAAGCTGCTCGGACACAAGGACGGCAAGGGCTACAGGCAGAGCCTTGTGGGCGAGGCGTACGAGCGTGGCCAGCGCGACGGTCGCACCGCCGACATCGGCCAGGACCGCGTTGGCGGTGGAAGGAAGGCGATCGGCTGATGAGGTGCGGTAACTGCAAGGGTGAGCACGCCAGCGTGGCTCAGGTCCGGTCCTGTTTCGCCAGCAGGCCGGGCCAGCCCAGTCCCAAGCAGATGTCCCTGGCGCAGGCCCTGGGTCGCGAGAAGGTTCGCCTCCCCGAGCACAAGGACATGAGCGACGAGGACTACCACCTGATGATCGCCGGGCTGAGCCTGCGCGAGATCGGCGACTTCCTGAGCAAGATGCTCAAGCAGCCCAACGCTGGAGCCTCTCGCGAGGAGCTGTTCGCCAAGGTGGACAACGGCAAGTATGCTCTGCGCAACGAGGACGACGACGACATCCGGTTCTACGCCATCGGCGGGACGCGACACCGCATCCTGTGGGAGCTGACCGGAGCGCCTGGCGACTTCAAGATGCAGCGCATCTACCGGCCCGAGAAGATCCTCAAGCGGATCGCCAAGGACCCGGTCGCCGCGTTCGCTCTGTTCGGTCTGAACGTGGGCACGTGTGGACGATGCGGCTCGCCGCTGACGCAGAAGCACACCCGAGAGCGCGGCATCGGGGACACCTGCTACGCCAAGCTCACGTCATGACTCGGCACGAGCTCGTCAGGTGCATACTCTGGGGCATCTTCCTGGGGTGTGTAGCCCGAGCGATCGTCGTCATCGCGCAGAGCCTGTAAACGGCTGCGTAACGGCTCGGCGCGACCGCGTCGGGCAAAGGTACTCGGGAGCGCCCCGTAGGCCGCCTACGACCCCGTAGGATCGGTTCTCGGGGCGCTCCTGCCCGTCCCATCGGCTCGGAGGCCGTGAGATGAGATGGAATCAGGTCCCGGACGGTGCCTCTCTTGCCCTGTCCAAGGAAGCCGCGATGGAGATGCGCGGAGGCGGACCCAAGACGTTCTTCACCGGAGTTATCTGCGGGGTGGTTCTGACCATCGGCCTGCAGAGCTGCGGCGGAGACAGCACCAAGACGGACGACACCCCGAAGCCGGGTGCGTCCGCGACCGCAACCCACAAGCCCGGCAACTAGCAAGAGAGCGAGCACTGCACACATGAGCGAGATCGGACTCGTCGGAATCCTGGTCATCCTGGGTCAGCTGACCCTCGGGATCGGGTCTGGCTGCCTGGCCCTGTGGGTCCAGCGCCGATTCTTTCTTCACGCCGACGAGGACCAGTCGTTCGTCGTTCCGGGGACGGTAGCGTTCTTCACCTCCCTGTACTACTTCTGGCTGGTGATTCAGATTGACATCCCAACGATCTCGTGACGACTGGCGCAAGGTCTGGCTCGGCGTGGCGCAGGCTGTCGCCGGACGGAGCTCGTGCTGTCGTTCTCAAGTCGGTGCCGTTCTGGTTGTCGACAACTACTGGACGTTCGTCGGATACAACGGGCCGGAGTCCGGTCGGACCAACTGCGACGACGGAGGCTGCCCGCGTGGGTTGCTCTCGTTCGAGCAGCTGCCGACCGGATCCCGGTTCGATGGCGATGGCGAGTGCACTGCTGTACACGCGGAGATCAACGCCGCGATGAAGTACTTCCGCCACTACAAGCTGGTAACCCCTGACGTGATGCTGTACTCAACACGCGAGCCATGCGAGCGATGCTGGGACGAACTCGACCGGATGGGGTTCATGCGCGACCAGATCGTATGGAGTAGCTGATGCCGGCACCCAGAGTGCATATCGAGCTCGACGAGAAGGGTGACCGGATCGTCCTGCGTAGTCCGTTCTTCCCCGGCGTGAGCGAGATGTGCCAGGAGGTTCCGGGGCACAACTGGTCAAAGAAGAGGCGCTGTTGGAGCTATCCGCTGTCGCTTCAGACCTGTCGGATGCTGCGCCACGTCTTCACGGACATGCTGCACATCGGGCCTCGGCTCACTGCCTGGGCTCGTCTGGCTCGCGCAGAAGAAGAGGCCATGAGGTCTCTGGGGCAGCTCAAGGACACAGAGCTGGACCGCCTGCACGAGATCCTGCCCCGGCTGGCTATGGCGATGGACGCGAGGACCTATCAGCGTGTGGGTGCGTCGTTCCTCGCCAACCAGCCACAGGGCGGCGTCCTGCTGGCGGATCAGCCAGGTCTGGGCAAGTCCATTCAGACGCTCGGAGGCATCGTCGAGCGCGGGCTTGAGGTCGGACTTCACCTGATCGCATGCCCGGCCACGGCCATCCGCATCGTGTGGGAGAAGGAGGTTCGCAAGTGGACCGACTTCAGAGTGTTCCCGGTGACCGGCAGCGCGCTCCAGAAGAAGAGGGCGATCAACGCCGCACTGGAAGCTCCAGCTGACGAACCCCGATTCGTCATCATCAACCCCGAGACGACCCGCATCAAGATGGGTCGCTGGTGCCAGAAGTGCAAGTCGTTCGTCGAGGACTTCTCAACGCCAGACGAGGACATCTTCCATCGCGAGGAGGGGCACAAGACCGCGCCTCGTCCGTACGTTATCCAGTTCCCGGAGTTCTTCGAGCCGTCCTGGACGACGATCACGGTCGACGAGTCACACCGGTTCCTGAGCGGGATCAAGGGTGCGCATGCCAAGACGCAGATGGCCGAGGGGCTGTGTCGCCTGCCGATCGACGACGACGGGCTGAAGGTCGCTCTGAGCGGCACACCCATCAAGGGCAACCCGGTCAACTTCTGGGGCGTCCTGCACTGGCTCGATCCCAAGCAGTACAGCTCCAAGTGGACTTGGGCGTCTCAGTACTTGGAGGTCCAGGAGACACGGTTCGGACAGAGCATCGGCGGGCTGAACCCGGCTCGTGCTGAAGCGCTGTACCGATCGCTGGACTACGTGATGCTGCGACGGACCAAGGCTGAGGTTGCCCAGGACCTCCCACCCAAGCAGTACATCGAGCACTGGTGCGATCCGTCGCCCCAGCAGCAGAAGCAGTACGATGAGATGCGGGAAATGGGTGAGGCGATGTTCGGCGAGGAGGCAGTCTCCGTGACGGGAGTCCTCGCCGAACTCACCCGGCTGCGCCAGATCGCAACGGCGTACCAGGGAGCCGACGGTCCGATCATGTCCAAGAGTTGCAAGTGGTTGTTCCTCCTTGAGCTGTTGGAGGAACGTGGCCTGGTCGGGAGCAACAGGTACAGCAACGGCACCAAGTACGTCATCGCCTCGCAGTTCAGCCGGGTGATTGACGCCATGGAGGCCGAGTTCCGGAAGCTCAAGGTGCCGACGCTGAAGATCACCGGCAGCGTGACGCCGAAGCAGCGCCTGGCAGCGCAGGAGAAGTTCCAGGCCGAAGGTGGCCCGCGCATCATGCTCATCAACACGATGGCTGGTGGCGTCGCTATCGACCTGGACCAGCACTGCGACGAGCTGTTCTTCATGGACGAGACGTTCATCCCGGACGACCAGGAGCAGGTCGAAGACCGCATCCACCGAGTGTCCCGCATCCACCGAGTAACAATCCACTACCTTTACGCCAGGGGGAGCATAGACGAGAGCATCGCCCACTCGAACGTCGGCAAGGACGAGATCCAGAAGAAGATCCTGGACGGACGACGAGGGGTGAAGTTCGCGCTTCGACTGTTGAAGGAGTAGCTGTGGATCTGATGGATGTTCTGTTCGTCATAACGCTCACGCTGGTTCCGTCCGGGATGGCCTGGCACGCATATCGCGTCGGCTACCAGGCGGGACAGGCGGAATGTGAAAGGCGACACAGAATCAAGGACCGATACTCCAGGCGTAACAATCGCGACACGCGTTCCTGAAACAATCGAGCACGGCCAATTTGAGGTATAGTTGTCCGTGCCAACCCGATCCGATATGGAGCAATTCCCAATGAGTGAAGACAACTCGCGTTTCGAGAAGCTGGTCGAGAAGGACCCCTCGGACCTGCACGAGCGGTTCGCCGAGTGGATCGCCGACAAGACCGGCTACGAGGACGTCGACGTCAAGTCCGTCCAGATGGCCTGCGCCCTCCGGATCGAGTTCCAGAAGTCGCCGGAGAACCAGGCGGTTCTGGCCGAGAAGCGGGCCGACGCCGAGAAGCGCGAGGCGGAGCGCGAGGAGAAGCGCGAGGCCCGCGAGCAGCGCAAGCGCGACGAAGCCGAGGCCAAGGCCAAGAAGGAGGCGGCCAAGAAGGCCAAGGCCGAAGCGGCCGACGAGACCGAGGACGAGGCCGAGAAGCCCGCGCGTCCGTCGCGTCGTCGCCGGGGCTCCGCTGCCGCCAAGCCCAAGGCCGAGCCGGAGCCGGAGGTCGAGGAGGAGGACGAGGAACCCGCCAAGCCGGTGTCCCGCCGTCGCCGCCGTCCGGCCGCCAAGCCCGCCGCGAAGAAGACCGCCCCGGTCGAGGACGACTTCGACGAGGACGACCTCGGCTGATCTCGCTGCCGGCACCAGCACCAACCGCACAACCCGAGGGGGACCGCGCCACCACCGGCCGGTCCCCCTCGTCATCCCCGGAGAGCAACATGCAGATCTTCCTCCTGATCCAGGACCCCGAAGGACCGCGTACCAGAGTCCGTGGCGTGTTCACGACGGCCGACAAGGCCAAGAACCACGACAAGGAACTCAAGGGCGGATGGAGCACCGGCCCGAGCATGGGCTGGTTCGACATCAACCGAGGCAGTCTGACGGGGATGCACCACATCGTCCGTCCGGCGCACGCCAACGAGGAGCTGGAGCTCTATGCCCATACAGATGCTGCGAACGTCTGAGCGAGGAACCTTCAAGGAGTGCCCCCAGAAGTGGCAGTGGTCCACGAACGAGGGCCTGGCAGCCAAGCGGGACTCGAACCCGCTCTGGTTCGGCCAAGGGATCCACATCGCTCTCGCAGAGTGGTATCGCAAGGGCAAGGAGCGCGGTCCGCACCCGGCTGACACCTGGGAGGACTTCTGCGCCGACGAGGAGCGCTACATCCCGACCGAGTACGACGAGGATGGAGCGAAGTTCGTCGAGGCCAAGGAGCTCGGCATCGCGATGATGGAGGGCTACGTCGACAAGTACGGCGAGGACGAGCACTGGGACGTCATCGCCACGGAACAGACGTTCCGCCTCCTCATCGCCGACCCGCGAGTCGGCCGGTTGCCCAACGGAAAGCGCAAGGCTCTGGTGCGCTACGTTGGCACGTTCGACGGGGTGTACAGGGACACGGGCACCGGCGAGATCTTCCTCATGGAGCACAAGACGGCTGCCGGCATCTCGACCGCGCATCTGCCGCTCGACGACCAGGCCGGTTCGTACTGGTACGTGGCCACGCGTGTGCTCCGCAAGCAGGGGTTGATCGGGCCACGCGAGGAGATCGCTGGCATCCAGTACAACTTCATGCGCAAGGGGCTGCCGGACGACCGGCCGACCAACGAGCGCGGCGAGTCGCTCAACAAGAACGGCTCGGTCAGCAAGAATCAACCGGCTCCGCTGTTCGTCCGAGAGGTCGACTGGAAGTCGGAGGCCAACAGGGCCAACATGGAGCGTCGCATCCAGGCTGAGGCCATGCACATGGAGGCCATGCGTAACGGCACGCTCCCGATCTACAAGAGGCCGCAGAGGGACTGCTCCTGGCGATGCGAGTTCTACAAGATGTGCATGCTCGACGAAGCAGGTGCGGACGTAGAGGAGTACAAGGAGGCGGTCTACAAGAAGAGGGACCCGTACGGGGACCACCGAGACATGAGGAAGGCAGCATGAGGAGCGTCAAGGACGCTGGCCCCGGCGAGGTTGACCGGTTGAGGCGTAGGATCGGACGGGCGCTGGGGGCGAAGGCCATCAGCACCGAGGATCACGAGTTCATCCGCACGCGGCTCGACGAGATCGACCAGCGGATCGCGGAGATGGAAGAGGAGGACGATGGCACGGCCTAAAGCCATCAGGTCCATCAAGGACCAGAAGGCGTTCATCCACATGACGCTCGTGGCGGATGCTGGGTGGGGCAAGACGGTGTTCGGAGGCTCGGACGAGGGCGTGCTGTTCCTCACGTGCGACCCCGAGGGCACCATCTCCGCTGCCGCGCTCGGCTCAACCGCCGAGGAGTGGCCCATCAAGACCTACAAGGACCTGGACGAGGCGTATCGATGGCTCCGTGACGAAGGTCACAAGGAGTTCCGATGGGCGTGCGTGGACACGGTCGGAGGAGCCCAGCGCATCCTCCAGCGATCCGCGCTCGACGCCTCGTACGCCGCCAACCCTGGCAAGCGCGATCCGGACGTCCCATCCATGGACGTGCACCAGAAGGCGCAGATCCAGACGATCAAGTTCATCATGCAGTTCAACGACCTGCCGATGAACACGCTGTACACCGCGCATCCGTACAACCTGGAGGACGCCGAGGGCGAGCCCTACATCCTCCCGTACGTGCACGGTGGCAGGGGCGAAGTCGCCCAGCAGGCTCTCGGCCACATGAACGTGGCCGGGTTCGGGGTGATGGCGGAGGACGACAACGGTCGCGAAGTGCGCCGTGTCTACTTCCGCAACACCGGCCCGTATCGGGGCAAGGACCGTTTCGGCAAGCTGCCTCGGTACATCGACAAGCCGACCCTCAAGCAGGTCCGCGAGACCATCGAGGCACCGGCATCTCGCCCCGTCCGTAAGACCGCAGCCAAGAAGACGACGGCTGCTCGCCGCGCCACGGCGTAACCACAAGGAGAACTCAGCACATGGCCAAGATGAAGTTCGGCGTTGGCAACAACGTCTCCACGGACTCCGGCTTCACCCCATACGAGGGTCCGCTGCCGAAGCCGGGTGTCATCTACCCGGTCGTCCAGAAGTCGGCGTCCATCCGGCTGACGGGCGAGAACTCCAAGAACCCCGGCACCCCCTACATCAACACGATGTGGGAGATCGAGTCCGGTGAGTGCAAGGGCTTCACCGCCTGGCACCGCCTGATCCCCGGCGAGCACGAGATCCAGCAGACCCGGATCGCCCAGTACATGCAGGCCGTCTGCGGCAAGAACATGGCGGACGTCGTGCACGACGAGGTCGACGACGGCGGCAAGGTCACCCGCATCGGCGGTCGCAAGCCCGAGGGCGTCAAGGCGGGCATGACCTTCCAGCGCAAGAAGGACACGCGCAACGCCATCGAGGGCGAGGAGACGCCCTGGATCGCGGAGTCGGCCGACATCATCCCCGGCTGGAAGCCGAAGTCCAAGGTCGAGGCCGAGGACGAGTCCGAGCCCGAGGACGAGGTCGACGACGTCGAGGACGAGGCGGAGGACGAGGTCGACGACGTCGAGGACGAGGCGGAGGACGAGGTCGACGACGTCGACGAGGAGGACGAGGACGAGTCGGAGGACGAGGAGGACGAGGACTCCAGCGACGAGGACGAGGAGGAGGGCGTTCCGTACGACACGGCCGCCAAGATGTCCCTCGTGGAGCTGAAGAAGCTCGCCAAGCAGTACGAGTACGAGGACTCGGACCTCAACCCTTTCAAGGGTCCCGCTGGTAAGAAGAAGCTCCTCGCCAAGCTCGTCGAGGACGAGATCGTCGTCCAGGACGGCGACGACGAGCCGCCGTTCTAACCGGCGCGCGTCCGTCCCACCCAGAGAGGCCCCAAGGCAGCCCGCTACGGGGCCTCTCGCACGTCGTAACCCTGGGGTCGGTCAAAGGGGCCGACCCCGTCCCCCGGAGCCCTTACGCGGGCTCCTACTGATTCCGGTCTGAGTGGACCGGAGAAGGAGATGCATTCCCCATGGCGGACCTGAGCAAGGGCTACACCACCCCGGTCGTCGAGGTCGACTACGCCCAGCTCCAGACGATCACGCCGGACGACGGCTGGAACCCGCTGGACAGCGTCGAGGTTCTGGAGATGGGCCTGGGCTGGGACAAGTCCACCGGCGGACACGGCGGTGCGCTCGGCTGGCTGAGCCGCAAGGTCGGCTCCGACCTGGACGGTGTCGGCACGTTCTACGCCCGGACCAAGCCGGTCAAGTACCTCGGCTGGGACGAGCTGGACTCCTTCGCCAACGAGGGCTCGGCCGCTGGCTCGGCCACGCACACCGGTGACAACCAGACGGGCGAGGGAGCGGGCGACGACGAGACGCTCCGCCTGGAGTTCAAGCGGATCCCGATCCGCATCACGGACATCGTCCTCAACGCTGCGGCCTTCAAGAAGGGCAGCGACATGCGGCGGGCCAAGAACATCACGGTCACGCTGTACGACTCCACCTGCGGATCGAAGACGCCCGTCGCCTGGATCGAGCCGAGCCTGTACAAGCCGAAGAACACCATCGCCGTGGCGCACATCCGGCGTCGGCGCGACGAGGAGGGCAAGGTCATCCAGCCCGGCCAGCCGAACGCGGGCTGGGAGCTCAAGGTGATCGACACTTCCGTCGACGTCAAGCAGGGCGACCGCGACGACTTCCTCGTCAAGTCCGGCCAGATGGTCGGCATCGCCGTCTCGGCTGGCTGAGCCGAGTCCTGAACGTCGCGCTCCGGCTACTTCTCTGCATCCGAGCAGGGGAGCTGGACGGGCCGGAGCGCGGCCTTGAGGGAGGTGGAATGGATATCTACTACAAGATCGACCCGCGTGAGGAGCGCCTGCCCAAGTGGGCGCAGGACCACCTGAACTCCTTGCGCGCTTCAATTCGGCAGATGCAGAAAGCACTTGAGCAGGACGTCAACGACACGAACACCTTCCTCCAGTGCTCGCATCCGATCGAGGACGAGGCGCTGCCGCGAGACGCCCGCATCATCTTCAAGACGGGCGACAAACGGGGCTGGGCCGACCAGTTCCAGGTTCACATCGAGAACGACACGCTGAAGATCTACGCGGCCACGACCGTGTTGGTCAAGCCGACGTCCTCGAATCTGCTCGAGATCCGCATGGAGGACAGGCGGTGAAGAAGTCAACATATCGCTGCTTCAAGCCCGTGTGGCTCAACGAACGTGGCGAGGTCACTGCATCGGTCGTCTCGTATAGCGAGGATGGAGCCAACGACCGAGCCGACGAGCTGGAGGACCAGGGCTTCGAGATCATCGACGTCGTAGAGCACAAGCCGGGTGTCTCGGCTGAGGAAGTGGAAGGATGGTTCAAGTGAGCGACGTCCGAGTCATCTGGTGGCTCGATCCGAGGCCGACCATGACGCTCGACCTGCTCATGGACGATGCGCTGGAGGATCTGGTCAAGCTGCTCGGTTCGGCACACAGCCGATTCGGCGGAGGAGCCGAGAAGCTTCCGGCTGCTGAGCAGGGCTGGAAGGACAGGCATCTCGCGCTGTTGGTCTACGGCGCTCTGGCGTGCCAGGAGCTCAGGCTCAACCGATACAACGACGTCGGATGGTTCTGGCAATTCGCCAACGCCGGAAGGGAGTTGACGCGGCGAGGCCACGAGTTCCAGATGCCGGCATGGTTCGAGGACGAGCACGTCATGCAGTCGCACTGGTCGGCTGGCATCCGACACAAGGCGATCGTGGCCGACGTCAAGGTACCATGGGCGGAGGTGGACGAATACTGGCCTGTTCTCTGGCCCGTTCCGACAGGCGACGGATACGAGCTCAGGGTGAACAAGCAGGACAAGGCAGCGATGGAGGTTGACGACCTCTGGCTGCCGGATAACATCAGACGCAGGGTGGTGAATCTGTAATGGCTGAAATCAGACCCGAGGCTGCCAGATACATCGGAGAGCGAATCACTCTCGCTCGCAAGAACAACAATCCGGATCTGGTCGACGCGCTGCTCGACCTCTGGATAGACCATCGCAAGATGGCCGACGACTCGGACGCAGTCCAGTGGGGAATCAATCCCAAGCTGTGGGCCGCGCCGAGCGACCTCAAGTCGTTCTACAAGATGCCGCATCCGAACATGTCCAGGCTCAGGCGATGAGCCTCATCTGCTGCTTGCCTCCAGAGGACGGATGCATCTGCGCAAAGGACAGGGTGTGCGGCGGAATTCACGTCATCGATTCGCAGTGCGAGCCGCACGCAAGGGCCGGAGCAACACGATGCAGGATCCACGAGATAGGCGACAAGCTGATCGCTATAGTCAGCTTGCCGTCAAGCGATGGGGAATCTTCTCCGTCAGCGTGAAGAAGCATCCGAGGCATCGCTGCCTGTACGGTCCTGTCGCCCTGATGTATGCTGCTCGGGGCGGCGGACCGATCCTCAAGACGCAGCGATTCAAGTGGACGTTCCTGAACGGCGTCCTGTTCCACACACGCCACGGACATGTGGTGATCACATTCAGAAGGAGCCTCATCAAGTGAAGGTGTTGATCCTGGGCTGTGGCCCGGCAGGCCTCATCGCGGCGCATGCGGCATACAACCGGGGCGCGGACTTCATCGTCATGTCGAAGGCGCGCAAGTCGTTCATGAACGGCGCTCAGTATCTGCACGCTCCGATCCCGGGCGTGTCGATCAAGGAGCCGTTCCTGATCAACTACGAGATCTCGGGGAGCGTGGCCGGGTACAGGGACAAGGTGTACGGGCCGGACGCCAAGGTCGAGGTCAGCCCCGAGACGCTCGTGGGTCGGCATCTCGCCTGGGACATCCGCGAGGCGTACGACAGCCTGTGGTCGCTGTACGGCTCTGACGTGCACGACGTCACCATCTCGCCGAAGGTGCTGTCAAAGGTGATGCGCGAGTGGAATCCGGACGTCGTCATCTCGACGATCCCGGCGCACATCCTCTGCTTCGAGCGAACGCACAAGTTCGAGTCCGAGCAGATCTGGGCCACGAACGAGCTGGAGTGCCAGCTTTCGAACAACACGGTTCTGTGCAACGGAGAGCCGGGGTTCGACTGGTATCGTGCGAGCAAGATCCTCGGCTTCACCAACACCGAGTGGCCGCACGACAAGTACCCGATCCAGTACAACGGCCAGATCTGGCGCGTAATCAAGCCGATCAGCACAACTTGCCGATGCTTCCCCGGAGTTCACCGGATGGGGCGGTACGGTAAGTGGACCAAGGGCGTCCTCTCGCACGAGGCCTGGGAGGAGGCCAACAAGATCATGGACGGAGTAGAGCCGGATGTATCGATCTCGACGACCGGGGCCTAATTCGCCGATTGTGGCGCTGGACCTCGACGGGACGCTCGGGGACTACCACAGGCACTTCGAACGGTTCGCCCAGATGTGGACCGGGAGAGACATCAAGTGGGACCCTGGCGTCGTCGGGTCGTTCGCGGCACAGCTCGGCATGAGCAAGGCAACGTATCGCCAGTGCAAGCTGGCATACAGGATGGGTGGCATGAAGCGCTCCATCCCAGTGTTCGAAGGTGCCGCAGAGATGGTCCGCTCGATCCGTGGCGCTGGTGTAGCAGTGGCTGCATGCACAACGCGTCCGTATCTGCACATGTCGACCATCGACCTTGACACCCAGCACTGGCTTCGCCGGAACGGGATCAAGGTAGACCACATCCTGTACGGCGAGCACAAGTACAGGGACCTCGTCAAGTCCGTCGGGCGCGATCGTGTGGTCTGCGCGCTGGACGACGACCTCAGTCAGCTGGGGGTGGCGAAGAGGCTCGGAGTCGTGCCGATCATGCGGCGCAACGAGGCCAACCAGGGCTACACGCCCGATGACGACCAGATGTTTGTCTGGACGTTGAGCGCAGCCCAGGAGACGATCCTGGAGCTGATCGAAATGCACAAGAACAGGACTGGGATCTATGCGGGTTGAGAACGACGGCGACAGCGTCTTCATCGGAGGCCAGTCTGGCGACAGCGAAGAGCTTGTCGTCATCGCCACGCGCATCATGCCGGAGTGGCTGGCGCTGTTCGCCAGGAAGAACAGGGACTACGGCTCCGGCTCGGCGTACGAGCTCGGAGTGCGCGGGCAGTACTCCGACATCCACCGCAAGATGATCAAGCTCAAGCGAGCCATGTGGGACGGCGAGCAGCTGGACTTCGAGGACACCGACGAGATCATCAAGGACCTCATCAGCCACCTCTTCCTCACGCTGCACATGTTCGGGCTCCAGCGCGAGGCAGAGCAGGCGTACGTCTACAACGAGGACGATGCCGCCGTGGACGCCTTCTTCCGGATGGTCGGTGGCGACGCGGAGAACGCGCTCAAGATGTCCGGCGTCCTGACGGAGCCGTTCCGCACGCTGGTCCGCGACCGGGCCACGAACATGCTCGGCGAGCAGCAGGCCGAGGCGGAGTACGCAGCATCCATGAGCGACGGAGAGGACCGGCCGACTCCGACGATGCACGACTGGGCTGTCAAGCAGCAGGTCGAGATGGCCGACCGGCTGAAGCGCGGCACGGACGAGCGCCTCTACGGCGCTCGAGAGGCCCGTAGGCGAGCGCGGGAGCTCGGCGGGTCCCCGGTGACCGACGAGTCCTCGCGGAGCCCGGAGAACGGCGCGTACGGCTTCCGCGTCCGGAACGACGGAGCGGACGCCTTCATGACGGAGGAGTTCGCCGAGGCCGACGCGATGCAGCACGGAGTCGGAGCGAAGGTCGGACCGGCCCGAGTCGTCACCGAGCAGGTGGACGGTCGCATCCGGTACTACCACGAGCCGTACCCCGGTGCCGACCGTGAGCCGCTGTCGCTCGTGCCGACCGCTCTGATCGAGCGGGCGCAGAAGGACCACCACGTCATGAGCAAGGAGCAGGAGGCCGGGCTCCGCACGCTGGCCGACTGGGCCAACCGCCAGTAACACCCGCGAGACCGGGCCGACCGTCTGCCACCCCTCCGGTGGACGGTCGGCCCTCTGCATGAAAGGAACAACATGTCGGGAGCCCCCAGCAGAGCGACGATCACATGGTTGCTGTCAGAGGTCCTGAGCGCCAAACGAGAGATGGATGCCGGCAACAAGGACCGGTATATTCGGGGGCGTCACGTGGCGCTGTGCGAGGCGGCCAGTCGCATATGCCAGGTGTCGCGAAATGACCTGGACAAGTACCTCGAATGGCTTCAGGAACAAGTGACCGAAGGCAATCGGATCGGCGCTGTGCTGGAGCCTTCCCCGTGGGTGAGGATCAACTGCAAATGAAGTATGTGTCGCTGCACCATCACACGACGTATTCGTACATGGACGGATATGGCTCGCCCGATACGCACGCCAAGCGAGCTGCCGATCTCGGGATGGCTGCCCTGGCTCTCACCGAGCACGGCAACATCTCGTCACACGTCAAGCACATGTTGTCGTGCCAGAAGTACGGCGTGCGTCCGCTGTTCGGCCTGGAGGCGTACACCGCCCCGTCGAACATGCGCGAGATGGAGTGGGTCGACAAGACCGGCAAGGTTCGCGTCGGCATGTCGCAGAAGGCGCACCTCACGCTGCTTGCGATGAACGAGACTGGTCTGCACAATCTGAACCAGATCGTCACGCGGTCCTGGGCCGAGGGGTTCTATCGCTGGCCGACCGTGACCGGCGAGATGCTCAAGGATCATCACGAGGGTCTCATCTGTCTCTCGGGCTGCGCCGACTCCATGCTGGCCAACAACCTCCTCGGAGGCAAGTGGATTCGCAAGGGCGACGAGCTCGAAGCGCTCAAGACGTTGCGCGCGTTCCACAAGCTGTTCGGAGATCGGTATTACCTGGAGACACAGCAGTTTCCGGAACTCGCTCGGTCCGGCAAGCTCAATCAGTGGTATGAGCAGGTCGGGAAGAAGTACGGGATCAAGCTGGCAGCGACATCCGACTGCCACTATCCGTTCCCGGAAGACAATGAGATGCAGAAGATCCTGCATGCAGCCGGGCGCAACATCGGAACCGTGGCGGCCGCAGAGGCGGGCTGGGAGTACGACATCCGCCTGACGTTCCCGACGTCGGACAAGATGGTGTACGACCGGCTGCGCGGAACCGGCCTGTCGAAGCGCGGAGCCGAGGAGGCCATCGCGTCCACGGCTGAGATCGCCGAGCGCTGCCAGGTCCTGCTCCCGAAGATGGACCGGGTGCGCTACCCCATCGACCAGGAGCCCGGATATCGCGAGGGCATGTCCTCTGTCGACATGATCCGCAAGTGGATGAACGACGGCTGGAAGTACCGAGGCTTCAACAAGTTCCCAAAGGACAGGCAGCTCAACTACAAGGCGCGTGCCGAGTACGAGCTCGATCTGATTGTCCAGAAGGACTTCGTCGACTACTTCTTGATGCTGTCGGACGCAGTTCGCCACACCAAGGATGCCGGCATCCCGGTCGGACCGGCGCGCGGGTCGGCGGCTGCCAGCCTGGTGTGCTACCTCCTGAGGATCACCGAGATCGACCCGATGCTCTATCCGCAGATGATGTTCGAGCGATTCATCGACCCCAACCGCCACGACCTGCCGGATGTCGACCTCGACTTCGATGACGAGCGTCGGGACTATGTCCGCCAGCACATGATCAAGCGGTACGGAGCAGACCGCGTCGGCAACATCGGAACCTACACTCGCTACCGGGGCAAGAACGCGGTTGACGACGTCGCCCGTGTGTACGAGATCCCCAAGTTCAAGGCGGAGCAGGTCAAGGAGGTCATCGTTGAGCGGTCGGGTGGTGACTCCCGATTCGACGCGTCGCTCGCTGACACGGTCGAGGCTTTCCCTCAGGCCAAGGAGGTGTTCGACGAGTTCCCGGACTTGCACCGGGCCATCCAGCTCGAAGGCAACCTCAAGGGATTCGGAGTTCACGCTGCGGGCGTGGTCGTCGGGGCAAAGCCGCTCCATGAGTACGTGGCCACGTACACCAAGGACAATGTCGGCAAGGAGAAGAAGTCGCTCGCGGTGCTTTCCGTCGACAAGTACGACGGCGAGTACCTCGGCCTCCTGAAGCTGGACGCCCTTGGGCTGCAAACCATGGGGATGATTCGCATCGCACTCGACCTGATCGGAATGTCGCTGGAGGACCTCTATGCAATTTCGATGGAGGATGAGAAAACGCTCGACGCATTTCGGCGAGCTGACGTTGTCGGTATCTTCCAGTTCGAAGGTCGCACGACTCGCATGGTCTGCCAGGAGGTGGCTCCCACGACATTCCTGGAACTCTGCGACATCAACGCGCTCAGTCGTCCTGGGCCGCTCCATAGTGGTAGCACTGGTGACTACATTGCAGTCAAGCACGGGCGCCAAAAGGTGGAGCATCTCCATCCACTGGTAGACGAGCTGACGCATTACAGTCAATACCAGATCATCTATCAGGAGCAGATCCTCGCGCTGTGCCGCAACGTTGGCAAGTTCCCGTGGGTCCATGCCTCTGAGATCCGGAAGGTAATCTCGCAGAAGAAGGGCGAGGCTGCATTCAACCGGCTGTACCAGACGTTCCTGGAGGGCTCACGCTCGCAGGACATCTCGGACGAGCTGGCCGACAAGATCTGGAAGAAGCTGGTCACGTCGGGCACGTACGCCTTCAACATGGCGCACTGTGTGTCGTACAGCATGTTGGCCTTCTGGTGCATGTGGCTCAAGCAGCATCATCCGCTCGCCTTCTATGCAGCTCAGCTGCGGAAGACCGATCCGGACCCGAAGAAGGGGAAGCACATCACCCTGATGCGGGACGCGGGCGACAGCCGGTATGGTCGCGACTACAAGATCTTCCCTCCGGAGCTCAACACATCCAGCGAGACATGGGAGATCCATCCGAGCAACCGTGGCGTGCAGGCGGGCTTCCACCAGATCAGCGGAATTGGCGAGTCGTATGCCCGTGCCATCCTGGAGACACGCGACGACCTCGATGGGTTCGACTCCTGGGATGATCTGATCAAGGTGCGCGGCATCGGACCGGCCAAGATGACCAAGATCAAGGAGTTCTGCGAGAAGGAGGATCCGTTCGAGCTCGACAAGCTCAAGAACGGCGCTGCGACGATCGTCCAGGCCATCAAGCGCGGTGAGCTCGGAAGCTGCCCGGTGCCCGATACGCTGGCAGACAACATCCCCTACGAGGCGAAGAAATCTCGACACGTTATACTTGGAACGGTCCGAGCCCGGAACCTCCAGGACCTGTTTGAGAACCACAGGTCTCGGACGGGTGATGAGCTGGACCCGGCAACGGTCAAGGATCCGAACCTCAAGGACAGCATGACGCTGTACATGGAGGACGAGTCCGGACTGATGACTGTCAAGGTCAACAGGTGGCTGTATCCGAAGCTGAAGGATGCGTTGTGGGACATCAAGCTGGGCCACGACTTCGTCTTGATGCGTGTTGAGAAGAAGCCGTTCTACGGCAAGACAGTGCACTGTTCACACATGTGGGTTATCGACCCCGACTGAGAGAGGACCGGGCCATGTTCCGGAGGATGAGCCTCAAGGCTCTGTACGAGCAGGACGACGAGCTCTCGCTGATGCAGCGGATCTCGCTGACGCTGGTCTGGAACGTGTGCCCGGTCGTCGTGTTCATCGGGGCGTTCTGGGCCTTCAAGACGTGGGTCTGGACCGATCACCCCGTGACCGTTGTCTGGAAGTGACATGAGCGACACCATGCGCCGCGTTCGTTCGTATCAGCGGGCGACACGTCGTCGTAAGAGCAACCAGCTGTTCCAAGGCAAGATGCTCGTGCATCTCGTCCAGTCCCGCAAGGCCAAGACTCGCAAGAAGCAGAGGGAGCTTTACTCATGAGCAAGATCGCCACTGTCGAGCTGATCTACGTGGCCCACAGCGGACGCCAGTACCGGGCACAGCACAAGCAGGTGCACACCGGCTGGGAGCTGGAGGACCTGGAGCAGCAGGCCAAGTCGGCCCTGTCGCTGCGGGACTACGCCATCGAGTTCATCAACGTCAACGGCCACAAGCAGTTCATCATGCCGACCGACCTGGAGACGATCATCGTCAACGTCGTCGCCGTCACCGAGGAGCACTGGGAGGAGCCGGACTACGAGGCGCTCCAGCGCAAGTGGTCGCACAACGTCAAGCCGTACGGCGAGGAGGCGGAGAGCGCGTCCGAGCGCACCCAGGAGACGCCTGCCCCGCCGAACCCCGAGCGCGTACGAGCCACGGCCACGGCGCTCATGACCGTCAGGCCCAAGGTGCAGGACGCCAAGGCCAAGCCGACCGACCTTCCCGGTAACGAGGACACGCAGTCCATCAAGGTCACGTGGCCGACGGCGGCCAAGCCGAGGCAGTACGTCAACTGGCCTCGCCAGAACGGCAAGTCGGCCGCGATGGAGTCCGACGAGACGCAGCCCATGCAGGTCATCCCGCACGAGGTGGTCGGAATGTCGGAGGCGGACGCCACGGCCGTGATCGAGCGCATCGCGGCCGGAGGCTCCGTGACGCCGGGGACGGACTGACCCCGGCATGGGGCCTACGCGCCCCGTAGGCGGCCGAACCACGGTCCGCCGGTAGAAGGTACCGATGCCGTCCCCGCGATCCGTTACGCGGGCTCCTACGGCTTTCACAGAACAGGAACGGAATGAGCGACAGGGTTCAGCTGGACTCCAATCACATCGCCATGATGGCGGCGGTGCGAGCCGAGCGTCAGAGGCAGCTGGAGAGGTGGGGTGTCCAGCGCCACCCGCACGGAACCGGAAGCGAGTTGGCCAAGGTTCTCCAGGAGCAGTGGAAGGAGATCTGCGACGCCAACCACGCTGCCGGCAAGGACGACTGGCTGACCATCGCCGGTGAGGAGTTCATGGAGGCCGCGAGCGAGACGGACCTCCGCAAGCTGTTCGACGAGGTCGTGCAGAACGCCGCTGTGTTCGTGGCGTGGGGCGAGGCCATCATCGACGAGATCAGGAAGCAGGGCAACCAGTGAGCATCGGCAACAACATTCCGGACTGGCTCGACAACCACCGCATGGAGCAGCCGTTCGCCCCGTTCGGATCGAGCGCGCACTACGTGCACAATCCGGACGACCACGGCAACATCACGCTGGCCGACGTCGCGTTCAACAAGCACTCGGTCAACGATGGCGAGCACGTCTCGCCGACGGACAACGGCGACATCTACACGGGCACCGCCGGTCTGCAGGTCAAGCTCGTCCAGGGCGTCGACCAGGAGCTGTTCAAGGCGGTCCTGTCCTCCGCGACGCGGGCCACGGTCGGCCTCGCTCCGGACGGCGGAGACGACGACCGCGACTGGGAGGAGATGATGCGGGGCGGCCTCCAGTCCGCGCTGGAGACGCAGTCGATCGTCTTCCAGGTCTTCAACGCGAGCCGGGCTCTGACCCATCAGCTCGTCCGGTCGCGCAACGCGGCCTTCCACCAGCAGAGCCAGCGTGCGACGTGGTACGGCGACCGGCCGGACGTCCGCATGCCGCTGTCCGTCTGGAAGGACCCCGTCGCCCGTGCGGCCTTCCAGAAGGCGGCTGAGGCGGCCTGGGATGCGTACCAGATCGCGTGCGACCGCGACATCTCGTACCAGGACGCCCGCTTCATCCTGCCTGAGGGCACGGTGAACTTCATCCAGTGCACCTACACCGTGCGCGAGTTCATCAACGTGTTCGCGTACCGGGGATGCTCCATGTTCATGTGGGAGATGGTCGACGTCATGCGCAAGATGCGCACGGCCATCCTGGAGCAGAGCCCGTGGCTGGAGCCGTACATCAAGATCTCGTGCGAGAAGACCGGCACGCTCTGCATCGAGTGCATGGGCGACGGCGAGGTCGTCATCGACGAGGTCTACGGCACCAAGGGTAAGTGCGGCTTGTGCAACGGCCAGGGGCGGCAGGGTGCCAAGTGCACCTTCCAGGGCTGGGAGTCGCCCGAGGGGCAGTGCGACAAGCCCTGGGCCAAGGACGAGCAGCGGTCGTTCAAGCCGCTTTTCCACACCATCGGCCGTCGGCCGGGAATGGAGAAGAAGTGAAGAAGCAGTTGAACACGATCGCTGTGGGGATCGCGGGCGTCGTACTCGGGGCGACCGCAGCGATGGCGAGCGTGTCGAGCGCGGAGACCACGGATCCTTCGACGGGATGCTGCTGCAACCCAACCGAGTCGCCGTCGCCCTCCGAGTCGCCGGTCGAAACCCAGACTCCGACCCAGAGCCCGTCGCCCTCCTCGCCGACCCCGTCGCCCAGCGACACCAGCGGCTCGGCCTGACGGTTCTGTGCACGAACGCATGATCTGCCCGGCTTGCTGGAGGTTCCGCTGGAGTCCGCTCCACTGGATCGTCCGGCTCGCCGGGCTGTGCGACGGGAAGGGGTCGTGGCTGTGAGCGGGACGCCACACAAAGAGGATTGTGCACACCTGCCGAATCCTGAGCTTCTCAGGGTCGGCGGGCTCTATTGGTGCGAATCTTGCCAGGCGTATTTCCATATCCATGCGTTCGAGGGATACTTCGGCGCATACGACCGCGTATGGCGGTACGCAACCAAGCCACGGATGATCTGGTTCTGGGTCACAGGCCGAGTCCGATGGCGAGAGATCTGGAGGCAGTAGACATGGAGCTCGACTACGACTGGGAGCCCGGCCAGAACGACAGCCCGGCTCGTCGCTGGGTTCGCAGGATCGTGTTCGTTCTCGGACTGGTGGTTCTGGTCTGGGTGGTCGCGCTGATCAGCGGCGGAGACGCCAACGCGGACAAGGGCGACAACAAGGGGCAGCTGCCCCAGACGTCCTCGACCTATCGACCCAAGGATCCGCTCGAGCCGATGGAGTGGAACGACGAGCGCCTGTACATGACGGCTGGCGTCGTGGACCTCGGCTGGCGTCACTCGATCAACGCGAAGCGCGCAGAGCTGTGCTCCCTGATGAAGACCGGCTACCACGAGAGGGCTGCGCGGTCCATCCTTGAGGGCGATGCGGCCGATGCGTACAAGCGCTCGTTCGAACTGGACAAGGTCGGCGAAGGTATCGACTGGTACTTCGCCGCTGAACTGCTGGAGGTCAAGTGCATGCGTCAGCTCTGAGCATCCTGCTCGCTGCGAAGGACAGCAGCACAGGCATGTCGGGCAAGAGCATAATCGTCATCGTGATCGTCGCTGCGGCCCTGATCTGGGCCGGTTCTAGCGGAGCGGGACGAGGGCGATGAGCCCGTCCATGACGTTCGGTGGAGAGCCGAACAAGAAGGGTCCGGCCTTCAACGCCAACTATGGCGGTGCGTGCTCGCACTACGAGTGCATCGAAGGTCGGTTCGAAGAGGGCGACCTGATCCGTGCAGACGGAGAGGGCGGCTGGGAATGTGCTGAGCACAAGGACAACGAGGACGCACGTGGCGCAAAGTGACTGCATCATCGTGGGGTGCGGCAGGGCCGGTCAGATCTCTGGATCCAACAAGGGCTACTGCTGCTCGCTGTGCGGCGTGACGGACCCGCCACGTCACGCGATCATCTGCAACATGATCGAGGAGGCCGGTCGTGCAGATGTCGAACTCGGAGACAACATCATCCTCGGATACAACTGAGCATCCGGGGAACCTTACGATCTCGGATGCACCGGGGCGCAAGGGAACGTATCTGTACATAGAACGGGGATCGGTTCTGCATGCGATAGCAAGGTTCATGAATGAGGAATCCGTCGAGGAGTTCCGCAATTGGACCAGAGCTGTCGAGGCTGCCGGCATGAGGATCAAATGGGTTGGTGATGGCGAAGAAGGGGATAGCGAGGAACAGACGTAAGCTCGTAGCGCGAGACGGTCTTGTCTGCCGAGGATGCAAGAAGGAGTTCCCGAACGACAAACTGACCGTTGACCACATTCGCCCTTTGTCTAAGGGTGGACACCCGCGAGCTCTGGGTAATCTCCAGCTGATGTGCGAGCCATGCAACAACGACAAGGGCGACAGCTGGGATGGCAAGTCTGGGCTCGGAGTCGACGACTGCAATAGGAAGAAGATGTCGGTTGGAGAGCAAGCCCTCAGCTGCCTGGAGAAGGCATACGAGGCTGTTGCAAGCGCCATGCTGGAATCGCGAGGCAACAAGTCGCTTCCCGAGCTGATCTCGCTCGGCGTGGCGGCAGCAGTGGAAGCGATGCCCAACGGCTATGTAGGCAACGCTGAGCTCGCTGCCCGTATCCGTGACGAGGGCTCCACGACGGAGATCTTCGCACGTGCGGTGGAAGAGAACGACACCCGCCTCCTCGGCGGAGAGTAGGAGCAACACATGAAGTGGCGCAACGACCGCGAGAAGGCCGTGGGCGTGGGCCTGGGGTTCGTCGTGACCGGCTCTGGCCGAGACGCCAGGCTGGTCAACGTCGTCTTCGACGCGACGGACGAGAACCATAACAGCCCGCGCCAGGGTCGTGTTCGCCCGGCGTCCATCGCCGAGGTCGCCATGTGGCAGGTGCTCATCGGGAACAAGGCGCTGTGAAGGCTGTGTCAGACGCAACGAATGCACCAGTGGTCATCTGGGACGGTGGCGTCTGGGACTTCGAGGAGGGCGTGGACTTCGACCCCGGCGAGTGGCCCAAGCTGGCCACGGAGCTCAGGGCGATCGCGCAGATGCTCGGAGGGCACGGCTCGGCTGTCGAGATCATCCATCGGAAGAAGGACCTGACCATAAAGGACAAGACGTTCCGCTGGCGCTACATCGCCAGGTCCGGATGGAGAGGAGTTCTTTAGGTGGATTGGTCCTGGGCCACATCCGATCCTTCCGGTGGATCGAGCAACGGCATCCAGAGGCTTCGCGCTTCGGAGGAGGACGACCTGACGGTCTTCTCGTCGATCACGGCTGTTGACCCCGGAGGATCAACGGGGATCTGCACAGTGTGGTACTGGGCAGATGGCCTTGCCAGGCGAGAGGTTCCCCTCCAGCGATGCCTGCTTGCATGGGAGGCTGCATGCCTCAACGGAACCGAGAACGAGCAGACGCTGGCGATCCTGCGATGGTTCGCCAACAGGTCCTTCGGTCCGGAGCAGGCCGACATGGTGATCGAGGACTTCATCCTCCGATCGGCAATCAAGGGGCGCGAGCTCCTGTCGCCTGTCCGGATCGGACACAAGGTGGACTACCAGCTGTGGCGTGGCCTGAAGGTGGCCAGCGGCACGCGCGCTCAGTTCGAGCCGTACTGGCAGTCGCCTGGAGACGCCAAGTCGGTCATGACCGACGAACGGCTCAAGCTGATGGCGATGTACACACCGGGGCCGGATCACGCACGTGACGCAACACGACATGCAGTGATGTGGCTCCGCAAGCACCGGGTTGACCTGCTCAAGGCGGCCTGATGCCACGGGGTCGCCCGTCTGGTCATTTGCCGGGCGACCCCGTTCACGGTAAACTCTCGAGGTCCGTAAGAACCCGATGAAGAATGCAGAATGAGGAGTTAGGGCAATGACCCAAGGCGTCTACGAGACGGCGGTTGAGCTGATGAAGGCTGCCGGCATCACGCCTCGTCCGCGACAGCTGGACCTCCTGCAGTTCCTGAGCGACGGAGGCGCTCGATATGTCCAGGCTCCGACCGGTGTTGGCAAGTCGTTCGCGGCCATCGCTCACGCGGCGGCCAACGCTGAGCTGACCGGCGACCACAGCATCATCATCGCCGCTGACAACACCCTGCTGGACCAGTACGCCATCAAGGACCTGCCCCGCATGGCGGAGTCGGGGCTGTTCACGTACGCGGTCGTCAAGGGTCGTCGCCACTACGCGTGTGCGTCGGCCAACAACGAGGACAACAAGGAGTACAAGGCCATGCTGGCCAGGTGCTTCGCCGTCGACAGGATGCGTGGCCTGGAGCAGGCCAAGCCGATCGACGGCATCATCAACCCATGCAACGGTGGTGGTCGCTGCGTCTCGTGCGCTGGCGACGGTGTGTGCATGCGCGAGGACTGCGCTCACGACGGTGGCATCTGCTGGGCCAAGCGGGCTCGCCTGCTCTCGCACGAGGCCGACGTTGTCCTCACCAACACCTCCATGTGGCTGGTGAACTCGAAGCTGTACGACCAGACCGATGGCGCGGTCCAGCTCATCCCGTTCGGACAGCCGTACGTGGACGAGGCTCAGCAGCTGCCCGAGACGGTCCGCTCGTCGCTGGGCTGGGAGCTCACTCCGACGTCTGGCCGGGCTCTCGGCCCCGACCTGTCCAAGGTCCTCCAGGAGGACATGAAGGACGTCGTGGACAAGTACATCGAGAGCGAGATCGCCGAGGGCCGGTCGGCCGACGCCAAGTCGCCCATGAAGCGCTTCAAGGACCGGGCGCTCAACGATCAGGAGCGGGCTGAGGTGGTCGCCATCCTCAAGGGTCTGCGTGAGGAGGTCAAGAACGACCCGCGACTGTCCGAGCTGGAGGACCTCGACCCGGACGAGACCGAGACCGCGATGGGCTTCCTCGAACGGAGGATCCAGGCGATGGAGGTGTCCGCCAAGCAGGAGTGGGACGACGGCAAGGGCCTGACCTGGATCGACCCCAACGGCATCCACTGGGACGTGCTCAACGTCGGCATCCACGTGCAGGACGCGTGCCGTCGCTGGCAGCCCCGGATGATCTCGGCAACCGTCCCCGCGTCGCTGCCGCGTCGCACCGGCTACTCCACCGCCAAGCCGGACTTCATCCCGCAGATGTTCGACTGGCGTGGCGCGTGCGAGGGCATCGTCGTGGATGCCGGCATGGACCCCGGCGACTGGCAGAACAAGGGCTGGTTCGACCAGCGCTGGGACATCCTCGCCGAGCACATCGACGAGACCGACGGCGGCGTCCTGATCCTGGCCACGTCCAACGTGGACGCCGACAGGCTGTACCAGAAGGCCGTGCGCCGGTACCAGGGGAAGCGCCTCGTGCTGTGCCAGGAGCCCGGTAACACGTCCGCGAACCCCGGTCTGGTGAAGGCGTTCAAGGAGGACGGCAACGCCATCCTCGTGGGCGTCGAGAGCTTCTGGAAGGGCGTCGACGTGCCGGGCAAGGCGCTCAGCCTGGTGGCCATCTGGAAGCTGCCCTACTCCGTGCCGACGCTTCTGCACAACGCGATCGGCGGGAAGACGCGGGACATGCAGTTCTCGTACAGCAACGAGTGCATGCACACGCGGCTCGCACAGGGCATCGGACGACTCCTGCGGAGCGAGACGGACACTGGCAAGATCGTCGTCTGCGACGGCCGGTTCCGCCGGGTGCTTCTGCGAGGCCCGATCCCGCAGATGTCCAAGCACCTGCCCCTCGCCTTCAAGAACGACTGAGAAGCCGTAGGAGCCCGCGTAACGAGCGAACTCGGAGCCGGTGGGCAAGGGGACCGACCCCGACCCGTTCGCTCGTTACGCGGCCAGCTAGCCCTCATGCCGGCATCAGAACGCCGAAGAGCCCCGCCTCCCTCCCGGGAAGCGGGGCTCTTCTTGTTGGTTCTGGCTTACAGCTCGTGGGTCTCGCTGTAGTCCAGGAGACCGGCGAACTTGCCGAACCGGTCACCCATGCGGATCTTCTTCTTGTCCGTGATGGCGATGTTGCCCTTAACCCAGGAGCCGAAGAGCATCCGGATCTGCGGCACCCAGGTGTAGGTGTCGATCATCGCGTAGTCCTCCAGGCGAGCCTCCAGCCAGCCAACCCTCGTGGCGAGCACCGAGAGGAACTCGTGAGCGGCCTTCGTGCCGGCAACCTCGACCGTCCTCCAGCCCTTGTCCGTCCGGACCGCGAGGCGCAGGCTCTTCGGCTTGCCACCGAAGGAGCGGTTGTACATGTCGCACTCCTCCTGGGTCGGCCGGAACTCGGTGTCGTTGTACCGGGTGAAGTCCTCCGGGGCGACCGGCAGACGGAGGCGCATGGCGTCCACGAACGCGGTCTTGTCGATCGGGTGGTACCAGCCGTCCGTGTCGCCGATGCCACGGGAGACGTAGCCAGAGTAGGCGGCCTGCTCGAACTCAGCGGCGGTGGTGATCATGGGGAGCCTCCTTGGGGCTTTCGAGTTGTCCTGACGAGAAGAACTTTACCCCATGTGCACTTGGATCAAAACCCCTCTCGGAGATTTTGTGCAGACTACTGCCAGAGGATGTGCCAGAGGTACCAGCCCGCGAAGGCAACCCAGCCGATGCCGAACACGGCCTTGCCGACCGGCTTGTCCGTCATGAACCACTTGCGGGTCGTGTCGGACAGCGTGTCCTTCCATCTCTTGGATCTGATCGCGGCTACCTCGTACGCCACGCCAGCAAGCAGGAGCGTTCCCCAGAACACATCAGCAGTTACATCACCCATCGCTATACCTCCGGCCACTTGACGACGTAGCGGACCGAGTCCCGCTCCTTGTCGAGGTCGATCGTGGTGTGGTCCGGATAGCTGTGGGCACGAGCGTTGAGCTCGTCGGCCGACATCCCCAGGATCATCTTGGCTCGCTCTTCGATGGTCCCGGCCATCATGGCACCCTTACGGTGGTAGCCCACGAACCCTGCGTGGTATGCACGCGGCAGGGCTCCGTAGACGGTCGGCAGAGCAAGGTGCTCCTGCTGCCGATGGAGGAGCCCGTCCTGCTCGGCGTGGCCAGCCGGGATGGCAGAGTTCGGGAAGCGCTCCTTGCAGTACCCAACCATGTTGTTGTAGTACTCCATCCCGATGCCGGCAAGCGAGTACTCCAGGACAGCCCGCATGAAGCTGACGCCGATGGACTGGTACGAGTTATGCAGGTACAGAGCCTCGTCGTCCGGCTCGGGGTCCTGTCCGATCGGGAAGTTCTGATTCCTGCATGCCGACACCGAGAAGGCATCGTGCACGATCTCGTGCGCACGCCTGTGGAAGTCGAAGTAGTCGTATCCGACCAGCACGTCCTCCTCGACGAGGTGGATCGTGTCGAATCCGTCTGACAGCGCTTCCTCGTAGGACCGGATGACGTTGAAGCTGTTGCCCCGCGTCCTGTGCTGCTCGCGGTTGACGATCTCCAACTTGCCTTCCGCGACCCGGCTGTTGAACTGCTTGGCGGCCCACTCAACGTCGTGATGATGGTGCCTGTCGAGGCAGACGCGAACGACGATGTCGTCCCGGTCTCGCGCAGCCCAGATCCGCGTGAGGGCGGCCCACAGGAACTCAGGCCGCCTCCATGCAGGAACGAGAACGATCTCGCTCATCAGTTGCTCCTGTATCGCGTGAAGCACACACCGCGTGGCGTGGGCAGGTAGAGGGGCGGAACGATCACGCCCTCGGACGCCAGCTTGTCGAGGTCGACAGCGATCGTGCCGTGGGTCGCCGTGTCGTGGATGCCGAGCACGCATGACGGACTGGCGTGCTCTCGGAAGCGCTGGATCTCCAGCGGACGGAGATGCGGAAGCGAGTCCAGCCACATGAAGTCGATGGGCTGCGTGGGCTGCCAGTCGAGGCTCGATTCGGCGAGCACGTCTACGGGCAGCCCGGAGACCCGTAGCTGGGCCGTAGAGCGCCGTTCGGGGTCGGGCTCAAGGGTTACGAGCCTGCCGTGCCCGTTGGCCGCGAGAGCGCGTCCTACGGCTTCGGCCGTCTGACCGAACGCCGTGCCGGTCTCCAGAACGAAGTCCGGCTTGAGCGCGGTGATGAAGTCGGCCACGAGGTCGGTGACCTGGTGCTCGGTCGACTCACCGTCGTCCGTCGTCCATCGCTCCGGATGCGGACACTCCGCCCTTGGCTTGGTCCACTCTGATTCGCGCATGGCCACCTCAGATGTCGATCGCGAGCATGTCGGTGGCGTAGGTCGTACCGGTCCGGCGCAGCGTCCTGTAGCCGAGACCGTTCTGTTCGAGCCAGGGCACGATCTTGTCGCCCTTGAACACGTGCGGCGACGACAGGTTGATGTCGTCCACGAGGACGAGCGCGTCGTGGTTGAGCATCCGGCGCACGATCATGAACTCGTGCAGAATGAGGTTGCTGTCGTTGTCGCTGTCGAGCAAGACGACGTCGAACGACGGCCGGACCACGTCTGCCAGCTCCAGCATGCCGGCAAGCACGTCGACGGAGTAGCCCTGGATGAGCTTGGCGTGCTCCCGGACTCCGTGTCGAGACAGCACGTTGTCGGCGGCTCCGAGATAGAGGTCGATGCCCGTGAGCTCGCCGCCGTTGTCGCGCACGTACTCGGCGAACGTCAGCGTGGACCAGCCGTCGTTCTGGTGGTACTGCTCGCGCTCATCTCGGACGGTGCCGGTCTCCAGGATCTTGACCTGCTCCTTGCCGGTGCGCTTGCGATAGCTGTCCAGCTCGTTCTTGAGCAGTTCGCTCAGATGCATCGTAGTTCTCCCAGAAGCCGAAGTGCATTGTTCTTGAAAGCCTCGTTGCGATCGAGGATATGACGCCGAGCCAGAGCCGACCGCTTGTCTCGTTCGTGATTGTCCATCGACAGCGCTGATCGAACCGCATCCGCGATGTCGTCCGGCTTGACGTCGTACTCACGAACCATACCGCGTGCGTGGCTGCCAGCGGGCTGGAGCAGGAATCCGAACTCTGGACGAACCTGCTCGTTCATAGGAGATGCATCTGTCGTGATAACAGCGGCACCGGTCGACAGGCCCTCTGTGATGTAGTGAGCCCATCCCTCTGCACGGCTCGGGCACAAGTGGATGTAGCACTCGTTCATCAGCCTGTTGCGCTCCTCATTGGTCACGCGCCGCAGCAACGTAACGTTACGAGGCAGGTCCTCGACCGGATTGTTCGAGATGATGATGAGCTCCGGGAGGTCCGGATTCCTACGCCATGCCTCCAGAATTGCAGGTGTGTTCTTGAGGTCGGAGTGCCCCTTGAGATGCAGGCACTTGTCCTGACGAGTTCCGGTCGGAGCCCACAGGTCCTGCGACAGGAATCCGGTCAGATGTGCACGCTTCTCGTGGCCCAGTGAGAGGAAGGCGTTGTGAGCATCGACGCCCTTCGACCAGATCTGCGTCATGTTGTTGAGGTACCGACGCCACTGGACCATGAACCACTCGGGGTTGAAGATTCCGATGGCGTGCTGCATCGCGGGGAGAAGCCTGGGCTGCATAAGCTCCAGGAAGATGCCGACATCGCAACGCTCCATTCCGCGTGCTGTCCAGTCGACGCGATGGATCTCGTGCCCTGCTTCTTCAAGCATCGCTTGCAGCAGGGACATGTCCGTAGACAAGCCAGCCCCGTTATCCCTGCTGATGAGATGGATCCTCATTACAGAACCGTCCTCGCTATCGACTCAAGCCTGTGGCGCCACATGTGTCGCTCCCATGTTACCGCGAGAGCAGCCTCTCGCATCGCAGCAACATCGGCGTCTGACATGGAGTCTATAGCTTCACCAAGCGAATTGAAGTCGAACCTGTTGAACAGGATCATGTTGCTCTCGTTGTATCCCTGAGCCTCCATGCCGGCTGTGCGAGGATGCGCGAGCACCCCGCCACGACCCATGGTGGTCGGAACCCTATCTGACCAGTAGAAGCTGCTAGCAGCTGAGTCGCCAAGCACGATCCTTGCGCGTGCATATACCTGATTCAGCTGATCTCCGACGATCCTGTTGTTGACGCCGTAGTGCTTGAACTCCGTCGCCCACTTGCGCTGAGCCCAGTACAGCAGCTGCCTACGATGGTCGCCATGGATCATCCCTGAGCATGTCCCGACGAAGATGTACGGCTTGATCTGTCTGCCAGCAGCTATCTCGCTCAGACCGAAATGAGCGTCGCCCATAGCTGGCGGAAGCCATCTGTGCTCGATACCTTTGTCTCGCCACAAGGCATGGTTGCCGCCATCAGCAGTGAAGACAGTCTGGCATGAGAACCATGGATTCGAAACAGGGTCGATAAGCGGAATCCTGTTCTCAATTCCCCAGTACAGATCCATGTGCAGCCCGACGGTCTTGGTTCCCGTGGCCTCAATCCGACGCAGCATTTCGTATGGATTCCCAGCCGGGTCGACCCTGTTAACTCGGAGCCACATGAATATGTCGCACTGTGATGCTTCTCGAACGACATCGTCTGGCTCTGCGCCCTTTGTCTCACGATGCACCACGGTCCATCCGAGGCGCTCGGCGGCGTCCTTAACGTCGAATCGCCACCGATTGCCCCGGAAGTCCGCGTTGGAGCTGAGCATGTAGATTTTGATCATGCGATGCTGCTGTACACCGGGATGAATCCGAGACTTGCCCCGGCAGCGTCGAACACCTCGATCTTGCGCACGACAGAGCCTGGCGTCGTGGCCAGGGCGGAGTTGCCAACTCCGAGCCCCGCACCTGCAACGAATACGTCGTCTGTCGCCAGACGGTTTGCTGCGGCCCGGTACAGGTTGACGTCTCCGGACGACCCGAGCTCAAGCGTTCCGGCCGCACCGATGCGGAAGGTGTCGTCTGTCTGGAGCCTGTCGGCAGCGCCGCGATAGAGGTTCGTGTCACGACTCGCGTTGCCGGGACCCCATTCCTGGAGACCGTCGGCGTAACGCCTGTACCTGTCGAACGTGTCTCCGGTCACCAGGCTTGCCAGCGCGACGGTCGCCGCTGTGGCCAACGTGGCGTTGATCGTGCCGGTCATCGTTCCGCCGGTCAGGGCGAGAGCCAGAGCGAGGGTGGTCGACACACCGGCCGGATTCTCGCTGAAACGCGAAGCAGCGATGATGCGAGCCTGGTTGGAGTTGCTGAGGTTGGAGCAGTTCTTCGTCATGACCAAATAGCCGATCAGGACGCCAGACTCGTTCACTGGATTCTTCACGTATGCCACGGTGTTGATGCCAGCAACAGCAGCATCGAGGCTACTGTATACCGTCTGGCCGTACTGGACGACGATCTGCTGCGTGACAGAGTTCTCGGGGAACAGGAAAACGCGCTGGATCGTCGCGACCGTTCCTGCTCCTGGGATCGCCGTGATGACTCCGCCTACGTCGTAGCTGCCAGGGATGACGCTGGTGACGGGAGCCGTTGCCGGTGCGGGCGTCCTGGTGACGTATCGCATCGAGACGGGGTTCTGAGCCGCCACCGAGGACACGTGCGGATCGCTCGTGAGCGTTGCACCGGCGAAGTGGTTGAAGCCTCGCGAGAAGACGCTGCCGCTCTCCTTGGCGAGCGTGAGATTGGTGCTGGCAGCCGACAGCCTGTTGCCCGTGATGTTGAATGGACCGATGGCGTCCATCAGGTCGTACAGCTGGTTGGTCGGCTGCGGCAGGATCGTCGGGATGGACTGGTCGACGATGATCGACGTGCCATCGGTGACGGTTGCACCGAGCTGGATGTGCGTGCGTCGCTGCGTGTTGGTCGGCCTCGTCGTCTGCTGAACGACCGCACCAGCGCTGCTAATCATCCACCAGGTCACAGGCTTCGTGGCGTCGGCCAGGGCCACGGTCTGCGCGGTGAAGGCGATCTCGGTGACGACCGGAGCGTGCGGATCGGTCTCGTAGTCGACGATGATGCCGTTGGTGTCTGAGATGTCGAGCGAGAGCGGGCTGATGGCGTTGGCGTTGAGCTCGCCACCCTCGATGATGCCCGTGTCCAGGCCGATGTAGTTCAGGGCCTGGCTCTTGAAGACAGAGCTGCTCGACAGAGCGGGATCGGTGGATGTGGCATCCAGGATGTCCGACAGAACAACGCTCGGGCTGTCTTTGCTCAGGACCGCATATCGAGTCCAGCCCGGTGCGTTGCTGAATTCCCCGACTATCGTGTACGACCATCCGGTCGGAGCGATGCCTGTGGCGTCCTGCGGAACGAGCGTGATGGAGAATTCACCGTCGACGAGTTCGGCGACAGCCTCTCCCCCGAGGGTGAAGTCGTCGCCGGGGACGACTGCCAGGTCTGGTGCTGTGAACCGGATGTGGCCCTTGTACAGCGTTCCATCGGGGAGCGTAAGAGGCTCTCCGCTGGACACCGTTACGGTTTCCACCCCCACGGGGATCGGCATGTCACTTCTCCTACTTCTGGAGGACCTTGTCCTCTTCCTCGGTGCTGAGCCCGCCCAGGAGCTTCTGGACGGCCGGGATGGCCATGATCCGCGTCACGACTGCGGATGCCGCGAGAGCACCCGCCACCCAGGGGAGCGACTGGTCGAGCCCCGAGGCGTTGATCAGGCCGGGCAGAGCCACGGCGATTCCGACGGCCGTCTGGATGACGGTTCTGATGACCTTCTTGTTCTTGGTGCTGAGAGCCATGGTGCCTCCTGCTAGTCCTTCAGTCGCGCGGCGAGCTTGTCGGCGACCTTGTCGGCGAGCGCGTCCATCTGCGCCTCCGTCAGTCCGGTGGACGAGATCGACCCGAGCGAGGTCTTGATCGCGGCCGTGTCGTCCAGGATCGCGGTCAGCTTGGCGAGCGCCTCGCGACCGGCCTTGACGATCGTGTACAGGGTGTACTTGAACGTCCAGGTCTTGTTGCCCTGCTCCCAGTCGGAGTTGTTGTAGGGCGGCTCCTGCGCGGGCACGATGTCCGCGTAGAAGATGTTGTGGATGTCGTCCTCGCTGAGGGCCACGGTGCTACCTCCGGTGTTGGTGTCGGACGGGGTCGCCTGCCACTTGCCGGCAGGGAGTGCGAGTGCAGCCTTGACGTCTGCACGGAACTGGGCCATCGTGAAGCCTCGCGGGTCCGGCTTCCAGTTCGACCACTCCAGGTGGCCGATGCAGGACTTCTCGGTCCATCCGTAGTGACGGAGGATCGCGACGGTCGCCTTAACCATGGCCACGTACTGCACATGCGGCCACGGGTCCTTGCCGTCTCCCAGGTTCTCGCACTCGAACCCGTAGAAGTGGTCGTTGCCGTCGGCTGCACCCGGCGAACCCTCGTGGTACTGCGTCGCGCTGGGCTTCGTGCCGTAGGACTCGTTGATGACCTGTTGCAGAACGTTCGGGTCTCCGCCGCCTGCATGGTTCGCACGTCCGGCGGAGCACATGAGCGCTTCGCCAGCCTTGTTGATGTAGACGTGTGCACGAGGTCCGGGGAGAGACGAGTTTCCGTCGTACACGACGTTGAAGTCGCCGTGCCCCGCTGTGTGGTGGATGAGGACGCCGTTGACCGGGCCGAATGTCTTGCCGGTTTCGTCGTCTCGCTCGTGCGTGGCCCATCCGGAGCGAGGCGTCTTGACGATGACTCCCTCTGCACGGAGCACCGTCACGAGCGCGCTTGCACTCATCGGACTTGCCATGTTGCCACCTGCTTTCTCCCCCGATTCGTGTTCCGTCTTCAATCTTACCCGAAGGGCTTCCCCGGAGAGCATCCGTAAACGGCCGTAGAGGCCCGCTACGCGGCCCCGTAGCTCAGGGTCGGTACGCGGGCCTCACAGGCAGCCGTTCGGGCCTTACGCGGGCTCTCAGCCCTTCGGGGTTGAACCGGGGATCAGATTCACGACAGAGGCGATCACGGCCGCTCCTGTCCCGTAGCGCCAGTACTCCAACGCCCTGATCCTGGATCGGAAGTCGGTCCTGTCCTCTCGGGTCCGTTCCAGGATCTGGTCCACCTTGGTCTCGATTCTCGCGAGACGCTCGGGAACCGAGTCATCGTGCTGCGGTGTTGACATCGCGCAGGCTCCTTTCAGCTGACCCCGAGAATCCTATCTCATGCTTTCAGACCGCGCTTTCTGCGGTGCTTACGGAGTCGGAGTTATCTGCTGAACCTGGTTCTGCTTCTTCTGTCCGTACACGAATGAGAACTTCGGATTGGACGCGACATGGTCGATGAATTCCTGGAACACCTGGTCGATGCCGTCGGTGCCGGAATTGTCTGCGAAGACAGAACAGTCGATCGACAGCGAGTATCCGCCAGTCGTCGAAGCATTGAACCTTGCAGTCAGCTCAGGATTCGCACCAGGAGTTGCCGAGCCATATGCCATGATTCTCCTTATCCGTTCTCGCTGATCCACATCGCGGTGATTCGCGGATTGTGGCCGTTACCAACCCCGGAGCTTCCGGACGTCGTCCTGAGCGTGATGGTGCCGCTGGAATTGATCGTGGCGCCACCATCGTTGAAGCCGGAATCCCACATGGCCTCGATCAGCTCCTGCGGACGCCATCCAACAGGAAGAGTTCCGGCCGTGGTGTCGCCGATGTTTCCGGATCCGGCGGACGTCTCGGGGATCGTCGCTCCGGTCCTGTTGAAGGTCACAGTGATGAACGTCATGCCGTTCACCTTGCGACCGATGAAGTCGGACACCGTGAAGTCTGTCGCTGCAGTTACACCAGTCGTGACTTCCTCGTCAGCCGTGTTGTCGTTGAGCAGATCGGCCGTGAGCCGCATGCCGGCAAGCTTCCGCATCGTGCACCTCCTACTACATCTGTACGTAAGCCGGAATTGCAAGCCTAGCGTCTTCGCCGGTCACGTGGCTCTTGACGACGTTGTTCTCCGACCTCGTGACGCTGAACCTCTGATTGCTGATAGTCTCGAACTGCCAGTACGAGATCACGAACGGAAGCGTGTTGGTGTTTGCGCTGTCGAGCGTAGTTCGAACTCCGACATTGCTTCCGTTGGGAAGATCCGTATCCACCACGTCAACGTGCCATGCAGTCGGCTCCGTCGATCCAGACGTCGGCCATGCCTTGGCCCTGATTCGCGATCCATCGATACGCATACGAACAGCGAACACACCTCCTGCTGAATGCGTCCATGGGAGGTTCACGGTTGTGATGTCTGTTTGCGTTCCTGCAACGCGCTTGTTGATCTTGATCTGAACCGTCTGATTCGTGTTGAACACGAGCCTGCACGTGTAGTTGTTGTCGAAGTCGGTGAATCGAACAACAGGTCCTACGTAGTGCGGACCTCCCGTGGCGAGCGCGGGAGTCGAGACGGTGACCTTGACGTCCTGGTCGAGATGTCCGACCGGGATGTAACTGTAGCGAGACGAGTTGACGGCTGTGCACGTATGCGTACCAGCCGAGCCGGTCGTGTCGTAGTCGGCAGCGGCTCCGCCCGAGAATCCCCAGACGTCTCCCGAGTCGCTGGTCCCCCAGGTGTCGGCCTGCGTCCTCGTGAATGTGTCGTAGATCGCAGATGCGCTCACGAGCGTCAGACGGGGAGCCCAGATGTAGTAGACGTCGCTTGCAGTTGTTGCGACGCCATACCTTGCACGCATCCGGTATCGACTCGCGTTCGCAGGAGCGGCAGCAGTAGCCGAGACATATGTCCATGTCTTCGCAGGCGCGTTGGTAGCCGTGGCGCCAGAGGTGGACAGATATGTCCCGGCGGAGTCGTACCAGTCCGCAACTGCACGGAAGTCGGACAGACCGTTGACCGAGTACACCCAGTAGCCGATGGCGTACGTCACCGACGGAGTGATGGTGCCGACAGCGGAGAGCTCCGACAGCGGACCTCCAGCGCTGAAGCCTCCGGACGGCGTGAACTTGAGCGAGCCACGGGCACGAGGATGCGGATGGACTACGGCGTCCGACCACACGCTCGAACCGTTCTGGCTCGTCCACGGCGAGATGCTCGTGTCGAACAGGGACTCGGTCAGGATCGGACCCTGCGGACCCAGGACGGTCATCACCTCGCCGCCGACGCGCACGTCGTACGGGCTGTGCGCCAGATCCGACGTCCACTCGTAGTCGGCGGTCGTGTACAGGTCGATCTGTCGCTGCGTCGTGTCGGCCGTGTCACCCGACACGCAACCGGCCGTGTCGATCCAGACGAACGGATTCTTCTCACCGAGCAGGTACACCTGTCCAGCGGTCCACGGGGCACCAGGCCTGCAGTTGAACGTGATCGTCCACTGGTCGGGTGCGATGACTTCCTCGTAGCCCTGGATCATCACGTCGACCGGGCCAGGGCCATGGTCCTTGGGGATGTTGGTCAGCCTGATGATGTCGCCAACATCGGCTCGCAGGATCTTGTGCAGCATTGCGTACACACGCTCGTTGGCGAGATTGAGCGTGATGCGTGTGTACCGCACGCCATCATACGTGCCCATGCTGAGCCGCATGTACGATGCGTTGGCAGCCTGGAGGTCTGTGTCGTAGCTGTACTCGTACGAGTTGTCGTATCGGCCAACGCCATCAGGCGGATCCTGCACAGACATCGATCCGGTCTCCAGGATGTTGCGAGACGGGATGCTCCTGCGCTTGGCCGACACGGAGACGTCGTTCTCTGTCAGCTTGTCGTCGTCGACCGGCTTGAACGGCTTCGAGATCAGGCCCGCTGAGAAGTCCAGCTCTATGACAGGAGCCTGGTTCCAGAGCGTGCTCTGCCCGCGATGGTAGATCTCGAGCGCGTCGCGACGTTCGAGGAGGTATCCGAAGTCGGAGTCCGAAGCCTCCTGCAACAGCGCTAGCAGCTTGTCGCGGTCCTGAAGGCCCAGGGTTGCCTGGTCGGCGTTATCTCCGCTTACAGAGGCCGTGTAGCCGTTTTCAGCCGCAAGCCGGAGGATGCGCTCGCCCGTCGTCTCGCCGGGGAATCCGAGCATGGCCTGGTACATCTGCGTAACCGTCGGAGCGCTAGCGCTCTCCCAGTACGTGAAGTATCCAAGAGACCTGTCGGTCATCGTCGGCGGATTCGCGGGTGTCGTGTATCCGGCTCCGTACTTGATCGTCTTGATCGGCTGCATGCCGAATGCAAGCGTCCCATTTGTTACGAATGCACCGTCGACATACAGCTCGACGAGCGTGCTGCTAGAACCCGGCTCGAAGTGGAGCCTGATGTGGTGCGGATTCGTATCGTTGTAGATGTTTGCGTCGGGGTTCGGGCTGAACAGCAATCCGATGGACGAACCGTTATCGTCTCGATATGTCCATGTCGTCGGGAGCGTTCCGACGGTTCCACCGGCACCGTACGTCTCCATGAAGATCTCGATCTGAGGATCGGTGTTGGTACCCGCACCCTCGTCGATGATCCTGAATCCGCCATCGGACCGCGATCCTCCGCCGGTGATGAAGAAGTCGATGTCCGTGTGCGTCTGCGTGGCGACGCGCGGCACCTTGCCAGCGATGGTTCCGTTGGACTCGGGCGGGAAGGCGATGACCGGCTCGATCCAGTCCGCCAGCGATCCGCCTGCAAGCTTCTGCGGGTCTCCGTTGTCGTTGTCGGGGTCGAACAGGATCTGCATGTCCTGTCCGCCGACGAGGGACTTGGCGACCGTCGAGCTCGGGCCGTCTGTGAGCGGCCAGCACTCAACCGGGCTCTGGTCCTTGATGAAGCGGAGCAGCGCGGAGTCGACAGGCTTGTTGCCGGCATCCATGCGTCGAGTGATGCCAGTAGGAGCGATGGAGACGTAGTTGTCGCTGCCGGTCAGGTTCCGCGTCGGAGGCCAGGAAGGAACCTCTCCGACCGCCCTGTAGTACTTGTTGGAGAACGACGACACGCCGGACCGCGTCCATGTGAAGCCGGTTCCGTCGACGAGCGTCGTGCCACCGGCCACGCCATCGCGTCCGATCTCGAGGTCGACCTTGAGCTGATCGTTGACACCGTCCCAGAGCTGGAAGGCGTAGACCTCTCCACGGAAACGGTCGGTGCCGGACGAGCCGTCGGGGAGGAGCGACAGCTGGTTGTCGGCCACGTAGATGGATCCGGAGATGTTCTGGAACGGAGCGGCCGTGGCCTGCGTGACGGAGTCGCCAAGCAGCGTCCAGTTCTCTGCATTGACGTCCTTGGAGATCCAGAAGCGAACCTCGGACTCGCTGCTCCCGTTGTCGACGTCCACGGTGACGCGGATGACAGCGCGCTCTCCGTTCGCCAGGGACAGCGGAACGGTCGACTTGGCGTATCGGGTTCCGCTGGCAGGCGTCCACCAGAAGTACAAGTAGCCAGCGCTGTTGGAGGCCAACGCGAACGCGACCGTGCCAGGTGTGTACCTGACGCAGTACGTCATAGCGCTGTACCAGTCGTCGGCCTTGCAGTCCATGCGAAGGTCGAGGTCGCCAGTCGTGTCGAACGCTGCGTTGTCCGGCGTCGAGAACGAGAACACGCCCGTCGTCCCGGCCGAGGTGAAGTACGGACCTCCAGCCTCGATCCGGAGACGGAACGGTGTGTTGCGACCCACCTTGCCGAACAGAGGGCTCTCTGGGTTGCGAGGGGCGTACAGGAAGTCGCGACTGTCGAGGTCGCATTCGCACGACATCGGGTCGGCCGACGTTGTCGACTCCGAAGACAGGCCGCGAGTGATGGTGATCTCAGACGTCTGCCTTATGGATGCGTTGTTCCATGCACCGTCGTAGAACAGCTCACCGCGAGTAGTGGGCGGCAGACTCACCACTGTTATCCCTCCGCAAACTTGATCACGCTCTTACCAGATGTCGTACGAACAGACTCCTGGAAGAACTCCCTGAACGCACGGCTTCCGCCGCGAAGCTCGAACACGACGACCTGTCCGCCGCCGCTGCCAGCCATGTTCAGCATACCCTGAAGCTTGCTAAGCGGGAGCACGGCTTCCTGCTCGCGACCTTCACCGATCATGGCCATTGTCGGCCCGGTCGTGACGCCACCCTCTGCCAGGTACGGAATGTATGGGATGAATCCGATGTTGACTCCGGGGATTCGGTTGGCACCGGAGATCAGGACGTTCACACCGTAGATGCCGTCGTTCAGCAGGCCGATGATTCCGTTCAGAGCCCACTTCAGGCCGGAAACGACACCATCCCACATTCCGCTGAAGAAGCCCTTGATGTGCTTCACCCATCCGCCGACAGTGGACGAGATCCCCTTCCACTGGTTGTAGATCCAGCCGGATATGGCGCCCCAGTTCTTGATGATGATTCCGAGCGGGGTGAAGTTCAGGAAGATGGACTTGGCCATTCCAACGGCCCACCAGAAGATATCAACAATGTCGTCCCACAGGCCCTTGAGCCAGTTCCAGACGGCGGTGAAGATCTTGATGGTCCATTCCTTGATGTCGTCCCAGTAAATGATGATCAGGGCGACGAGACCGGCGACGGCCGCGATGATAAGCGCGATCGGCCAGATGGACAGGAGCCATGCAGCAGCCATCGAGGCCGCGCTCGCAAGCGCGCTGGCAGCCATCAAGATCCAGGAACCGACCCATGCAGCAGCCGTGGCGATGGCCGAGCCAACAGCGGTAGCAGCTGTGGCCACAGTCTCCGTGCCGAACAGAGCGAACGTGCCTATGAGGCCAAACAGCGCGGTGCCGACCTGCGAGATGACGCCGAACCATCCGTCCATCACAGACGCGCTCGTGACGTTCCGCTGCGCCTCGTTGAGGTCGAGCTGTGCACCCTTGGCATCGATCGCAGCCTGCTTGCCGTCGAGCTGTGCCTGGCTGTAGTCCTCGGTCGCCTGCTTGCCGTCGATCTTGGCCTGCTTGGCGTCCTGATCTGCCTGCTTCAGGTCGATGGCGGCCTGCTGGGCCTCCAGCGAGTCGGCTCCGTACTTCTTGACGGCGTCGTTGTAGTCCTGCTGGGCCTTCTTCTGGTCAAGCAGAGCCTGCTCCAGGTCGATGCCAGCCTGAGCACCGTCGGCCTGAGCCTGGTTCGCGTCGATCTGAGACTGGCGCATGTCCTGGTTGGCCTGCTTGACGTCGAGCGCTGCCTGCGCCACGTCGTTCTGTGCACGCGCCAGATCGTCGGCTCGCTGGTCGCCCTGGTGCCACAGGTCGACAGCCTGACCAACGATGTCGTTCATGTTGGCGAACGCAGCGCTCGCGCCGATGGCTCCGGCTCCGACCGCTCCGAGTCGGCCACCGGCGTCCTGTGCCGAGTTGCCAGCCTGGTCGAGGTCGCCACCCGCTGAGTTGGCGGCGTCGCCGAGATCGTCAAGGCTGTTGGATGCGTCGTTGATCGTTGCGGATGTGTTACCCATATTCGCATCGATATCGATCGTCACATCAGCCATGCTCTTCACCTCCCATCGACCGGTTAAGGCTCTTGATCGTCTCGAGCATCTGCTCGGGAGTCTTGCGCTGTTCTCCGTATGGAATCAGGAAGTCCGACATCTTGAACTTCCTGCCGCCCTTGCCGCGATTCGCGTTCGCTACAGTGGCCGCTATGGTGGCCGCCTGGATATCCGACCGACGCCGACCGAGTGGACCCGTGATCTTCTCGAACGCGATCCACTCGGTCAGCTCTGTGGAGCTCAGGCGATGGTCCAGATCGGCCACCGTCATCCCGAGGTGCTCCGCTAGGCGGAAGCGGAAGAGTCGCTCGGGGCGGCGTCGGAGTTTCCCTCGGCTTCCTTCACGGCGAACCGGCCCATGCCCGAGAGCTCCTGAACCTTGGCGGCCAGCTTCTCGATGATGGCACCGGACTTGTTGGCCAGAGCCCCGGCTGCGATCTCCTTGTTGGAGTACACCCGCTCGAAGTTCTCGTCGACCATGGACATGCCCACGAGCTTCTCGCGGTACACCTTGAGCGACTCGACCTTGAGCTGCGGCGTCTGGCCGTTGGCGACGACCGAGCCCGCCTCGATGTATCCCCGGTCGGAGGCCGACAGCTCCATGAGTCGCACGTCGCCGCCCCACTCGGGGACCGGCACGTCCTCCCACTTGCGGTCGACAGCCTCGGAGATCTGCTGCTTCGTTACCAGTGCCATTGTTCTTGTTCCTCGCTGCTCAGCTGCCGGCAGTCGGCGTCAGGGTCGGCTTGCCGGAGATCTTGAAGGTGACCGACCGCTCCATCTTGTCGTCGTGCGGGAACTCGTCGCCGAGGTCGGTGATGAGCCCGCTGAAGTCCCAGGTCCACTCGTTGATGGTGGCCGGGAAGATGACGATCTGGTAGTCGCGGAGCGCGTCCTCCTCGAAGTCGTCGTCCAGGTCGGCGATCGTCGGCGAACCGGGGTCGTAGTTGATGGTCAGCTCGACCTCGCCGCCGTCCTTCAGGCCCTTGACGAACTCGCGGTACTGGTTCGGCGAATCGTGCGCCGTGACCTCGATGGCCTCACGCTGGCGACTCGGACCGCTGATGTCCGTGACGCTGGCGACGGCCACGAAGTTCCCGCTGCCCGTGGAGTCACGCTTGAACTGCGTGCCCCATGCATCCTGTCCACCCATATCACACCTCCTGATGAATCACTAGCCGGAATTGTACCGGCACGTGGCGGATCTCGGGGTCCGGGTCGCGCAGCGTCTGGAGCTGCACGAATCGGATTGAAACTATGGACCATGTCGCTGGCAGCGTGAGAGCCGTTCGCTTGTGGTCCAGCGCCGCGATGATCTCGTTCGCGACATCCAGTGCGGACTTGAATCCGCGTGACTTTGTCCACACGTGGATCGTGGCCAGGATGTCCCAGCCAAATCCGCCATGCCAGTTATCTGGCGTTCCGAATACCTCGCCAATTGTGACATACGGCTTGGTGATTCGCTCAGGCACGTCGTCGTATACACCGGCCGATATGACGCCGTTCAGCGCAGTGTAAAGCGCGGCCTGCAAGTCGTTGAAGGGAGCCTCGGCTGTTGCGCTCATTACTCGATCGCCCCCTCTATGCGTCGTGCGATTCGCTTGGGTCCATTCTTCTTGGCCCACTCGATCGTCGGACGGACATACGGCTGAGCAGGAGCCCTGCTCGTTCCGTACTCGACATACTCTGCGTACTCGACACCGCGTGGCCCGACAGTGACGGCATCGCCTTCCTGCTTCTTCTCAATGGAGTCGCGCAGCTTTCCGGTGTCGACAGGAACGACTCCCTTCATGTGCACGACGACGTCGTCTGCGAACTCGTTGATGGCGTCCTGCGTGACGCCTGCCAGCCTGTCCGCGATACGACTGAGCCGCTGCTGCGCGCCTTGGATGCCGCGTGCCCTAATGCCCACGACGCCCACCTCCTGTACGCCGTTCCAGAGCGAGCAGGCCGAGCAGAGACCATGCGGTGGACTCATCCCACTTGCCGGCACGGGCAGCAGCCTCAGCCCGCTCTCGCGCCTCTGTGGGACCGATCGGCTTCACCGCCGGAGCGGGCTTCTCGTGCATGTCCTCCTCAGCCATCAGCCCTCCTGCTCGCTCTGGATGAGCTCCACGTCCGCGCGGAGATACACACCCGGTGTGGAGGGGCCGACGACGTTCATCACGCGGAAACGATCCGAGCCTTGGCGAAACTCGTCGCCACGCTGGATGTCGTCGTCGTGTTTCTGGTACACCTTGTGGGTCAAGGATGCACCGGCCTGCTCCGCCTCGAACTGCTCCCTGGCGGACGCTTGGTCAATCTTGACTCTGCGTCCGCTCTCAAGCAGGGCATAGGAGTAATCCACTCCGCCTTGCCCGTCCGACACTTCAGTCCGCCGATAGACATCGGCAGTCTGCTTGAGCAGGTGATTTACCAAGCTCATCCCAGATCACTCCTCGGAATCCAGGGGAAGAGCCCGTCCAGCGTTCCGGTGTCCAGGAGGACAGACTCACTCGGGGTCAACGGATCGATAGTGCGGGTTCGCTTCCATCCGAGCTTGGTTATCCAGCGCTGCGCGATCGGAGACAGGATGGCGGAATCCTCCGCGCTCCCGCCCGAGCCCGAGCCGCTGGAGCCGTTGGTGTAGGAGTAGTCACCGAGCGTCTCGCTCTGCTTCTCGGTGGTCGTACCGAAGTCTGTTGTGCCCTGCTCCTTCATGAACTTGGCCTGCCAGGCCAGAGCGTTCTTCAGGATGCGCAGGGTGCGGGGCTGCAGATCCAGCACCAACCCGTAGTGGATGTCTGTGTACAGGTCGATGATCGACTGCGCCGAGTCCAGGTCGGACTGGTACAGCGTCACGCCAGCGATCGCAGACGCTTCCGCCGGGGTCGCCCACGTGCTTGCCATCCCGTCCTCCTCGGTTCGGGTCCGTAATGCTGCCTAGCTGGCCGCGTAAGCTGAGAACGCCCCGGTCCCGGCGACGGGTACCGGGGCGTCCCCGTTCGGCGCTTACGCGCCCACGTAGCGCTTCCGCGCTTACGACAGGGCGGAGCCGTCGTCGACGAGGACGGCGAACGCCTTCTCGTGACCGATGGCGAAGCCCTTGCGGACGCGGATCTTGACGTTGGCCTCGTCCGTCGTGGAGATCGCGGCCGGGATCGGCTGGGTCTCGACGGTGGACCGGTCGCCGACGACCAGGAAGTCGCGGTTGCCGAAGACCATGATCGGCGCACCCGTGGGCGCGGCGGAGGCCGTGGCGGACAGGCGGCAGCCGTTCGACCACTTGACCGGGATGTCGAACACGGTGTCCGGCGTGCCCGCGTCGCCGCCCTGGCCACGGACGAAGATGGGCTGGCCCTGGTCGTCCTTGATCTGGCGGAGCTGCTTGCGGAACGTCGGGTGCGCGATGCAGACCGACATCGACTCGTCGAAGTAGTCGCCGTCCTCGTACCGGCCCAGGGCCTCCGACAGCTCGTTGTACGTGACGGTGCCCTCGGTCACGGTGCCGACGATGTTGTCGTTGGCGGTGTAGCCGGTGGTCGCGTTCGTCTGCGTGAGCGCGTAGTACACCGAGGTGTACGGGACGGTCGGCGCGTTCTCGGCCGCCGAGGTGGCGAGGGTCGCGTTGTCGAAGTACTTCGCGTAGGAGGTGGCCCAGTCCTTCTCCTTGGACGCGATGATGTCCGCAGCGGAGTCGTTCAGGTCCTCCTCGGCGACGGTCAGGAGGCCGGTGTGCTTCCGGGCCGTCAGCAGGACGTCGTCGTTCTCGTCGTTGCTGGAGGTGTACTGACCCGACTTGCTGAGGGTCTTGACCTCCATGCCGCTGGAGCGCGGCTCCTTCTTGGTGGCCGAGTTCATGGGCGTGTGACGACCCCACGCCTCGACCGCCGACACCTGCGCGACGCGCTGGATGACCTCGGAGTCGGTCTCCTCCGGGATCCACTGGTCGAAGTTGTCGGCCGCGCCGCCGACCATGAAGTAGATCGGCTGGCCGCTCTTGCGGTAGCCGACGATGTCACCGGGCTCGAACTCGGTCCACACGACCTGCGCCGCGCGCTTGGCCGCGAACTCGGCCTTGCGTGCCGCCCAGTCGTCCATGGAGTAGTCCATGTGGGCTCCCTTCAGGGATCGTTATCTGGTGAAATGCAATCAGCCCCAGGTGGGGATTAGTGCCCCACCCAGGGCTGCTGCACGGCCGCAAAGCCGACGCTCGGGGCAATGATACCCCATCCAGCGCAAACGCATTCGTCAGTAGGCTTCGCGGCCCATCAGACGATCTGCAACGATCTGAGCGGACTTGTTCTTTCCGCTCATCATGTCCATGCGCCGCTGCATCTCCTCGATCTGGTACGTGTGGTCGGAGATCATCGACGTGGCCATGCGCACGACATCGGCCGGTCGTGTGGCGTTGTCGCTCTTCTTCAGGTAGTTCTCGGCGACCACGATCGCAGCCTGGTGCTGTGCGATCATGTCGTCCATGAACTTCTTCTCGACTTCGCCCAGGGCCATGTCGACTTCTCCCTATGTCTGGAGCCGGAGGCTCACAGGCCTCGCAGCCGGTTCGCTACCTTCTGGGCAGCGGTGAGTCGCTCCTCACCGGCACCCTCGTCGCTCCCACCGGCTCCACCGGCCTTGCGCGCGGAGCCCTTGCCGGTCCCCGAGCCCTCGCCGCCGTTGGCCCCGGCAGTGGTCTTGCGCGTGCGCTTGGTGGTGGCCTTGCGCGGCCCGAACATCTCGGGCATGTCCTTCTTGAGCGCCAGGACCTGGTCCGTGACGTCGATGGTGCCGTCCTCGTCGTCGATGTCGACCTCGTTGACGTCGATCATCCGGACGAGCCGGTCAACCAGGGTCGGACGCGCTCCCTGCGCCATGAGCTCGGCACGGGCGGCCATCTTGATGACGACCGGCTTGAACGCCTCCTTGCCGTCCTCACGCGCCTTCTCCACGAGCTCGTTGATCCGGCGCTGCGCGGCCTCGGAGTCGATCTCCTTGCCGGCAGTCTTCTGCAGCTCGGCGAACTGCTCCTGAAGGGTGGCGAAGTCCTGCTCCAGCTTGGACTTGCCGGTCTCCAGCTCCTTGATCCGGTTGCCCCGGTTGCGGGAGTTGTTCAGCTTCTTCAGGTAGGCGGCACGGAGACGCTTGACCTCGGCGGCGAGTTCCTCGGGCGACTTGCCCTTGTCCTCGTCGTCATCGTCGTCCTCGTCGTCGCCCTCCTCGCCCTTGTCGTCGTCCTCCTCGTCCTCGTCCTCGTCACCCTCGTCGTCCTCGTCCCCGCCGTCGGCGTAGAACACGGGCGAGAAGGGGTCCGTGGCGTAGGGGTGAGCCCACCCAGGCTCGTATCCGTCCACACCGGCCGCAGTCAGCAGGTCCAGACCCGCACCGGCGGACTTGGCGGCCGACAGGCCAGGACGGAGAAGGTTGGTCATCATGCTTCAGTACCTCACGGGTTCGATGTAGGAACACTCCTGCCCCGACCGAACTCGCCACGCTTCAAATCTCGGCGAGCCCTTTCGAGCACGGTCTTGGGGAGGTCGGGATTGCCCTTCAGCAATTCCTTCAACGCCCTGATCCTGCTGGCATTGGATTCCGATGGTAGTGAGAATCCTCTTGCGATGGACCTTTGCGCCTCTCGGCTGACCGCGTCCGGCAAGCTTACCTCGCCAGGCTTGGCCCACGCTGGATTCCATGGGACTGGCCTGCATCGGCAATGTGGATGCAAGGGAGGACGAACTCCCTTTGCCTTCTTGTCCACCTGATTCGGATCCCACGACTGCCCGCCAACCCAGTCCTCGCCACGCTTCACCACCTGGCCTGCATACTTCAGGCAATTCACACAGGCATCTCGCTCAGCAACCCAGACCTCCATCGGAGCCTTGTTGGCCGTGGCTGTGGCGTGCATCGTTTTCTGAACGTTGTTGTTCACAGACGTCGTGATCGTTGACTTGGCCCGGTTCAGCGCGTTGCGTGCATGCGTGAGGCCGGACAGGATTCCTCGCAGGCCGAGTCGCTCAACAACATTGCGCTTCAGGAGCGCCTTGAAGCCCTTCTCGCTTTCGGACACGGCAGCCCGCACGGCCGCGCGCTCTTCCGCGAGATCGACAGCAGGAACGGCTACCTTGGCCGCTGCCGACTTGCCGGTCGCACCCTCAACGAAAGCCTTGCCCTGCTCCTGCGCGGTCGTTACAGCGCTGCCTACGGCTTCTGAGAGGGACGAGATGACCGAGTCCTCCAGCCCCTTGAGCGCGCTGTTGCTCGCACCCAACGCATCGCTGATCATCTTGTTGAGTGCAGGACCCGACCCATCGGCCGACATGGAGCCGAATTCCTTGATCCAGTTGAGCGTGGCCGAGCGCACGGCACTGTCGATGGCAGCATACCGCTTCTCGGTTGCAGCCTTGATCGCCTTGTCCTCGATGGAGGCAATGGCGTCAATCTGCTTCTGCTGCACGAGCTCCAGCAGCTTCTCGGCGTCGATGCGCTCGGCCATGCCTCACGTCCTGTCGTTCACGACCCAGCCCTTGAGCTGGACCTCCTTGTCGGAGCTGACCACCGGCGTGTAGAGCCTGCTGTCCTTGAGGATGGCAGACTCCCGGTTGTCATATGCACGAGACTGAGCGAAGCCGTCAACCTGGTCTCGTGCGAACAGCCGTCGAGCTTCAGCTCGCACCTTATCGATGTACTCCGTCACTTCGTTCTCCTGTCAGCTGGCCGGGTCCAGGCCGAAGTGAGCGGCCATGCGACCCAGGATGTCGTCCTTGAGCTTGAGGTCGGAGAGGTCGACCTCCTCCATGGCGGCCAGGTCCTTCAGCTGCGCCACGGTCAGTGAGCGGAGCTGCGACATGCTGGGCTCGTCGCTGCAGCCCTCTTGGATGGTGGTCGGGTCCTCGTCGAGCTCCTGCTCCTCCTCGAAGTCGCCGACCGGCTCCTCCTGGATGGGGAGCACGAAGTGCCTGCCAGCGTCGGCAAGCAGCCCCTCCTCGACCGCGCCCCGGCACGCCTCCTTCTCGGCTCGGTTGAGCCGGTCCTTGTGCACCACGACGGCTACGAACCCGCGCTCGTGCATCAAGCTCTCGGCGTTCATGGTTTCACTCCACTTCTGTCGGCTGCTCGCGCAGACCAGCGATGTCGTTGAACAGTTCAGAGATGAGCTCGTTGGCCTGGGTGAGATCGATGCCCAGAGCCGCAGCCGTGCCGATCTTCTGTACGGCGTCGCCCATCGTGTTGAGCAGGGTGACACGGCGCAGCAGCTCGGAGTCGTTGGGCTTACCAGACAGCCACTGGCTCACCGTCTCCTCGTCGTATCCCGCCTCCGTGAAGGCAATCTCAGGCGGAATTCCGAGCTCGATCTTCTTGCTGACGAGCTCCAGCTTCTCCGTCTCTGATACGTACTCGATCGGCTTCCACTTGATCGAGATGGAGAGGTCCTCGACGCCCTCAAACGCGAGGTCGATCGCCATCTCCAGCATCTCCTCGAACTGAGAGTCCAGGAGCTTCTGCTGCCACTCGGCCTTGGTGTTGAGCCGGGCATCACGCTGCCGGACCGACTCGCCCGACGGCGTACCGCCTCCAGTGCTGTCCGCCTTGAAGTAGTACACAGGCGTGTTCGTGGCGGCAGCCATCAGCTCAACAGCCTTGTCCAGCGGCTGGATGTACTGGTTGACGTCCGCACTGGCGAACTGTCCCACCGAGTCGAAGCCCGACAGGTCCCAGATGCGCCCCGGTCCGGAGACCAGCTTGGAGATGACGTTCTCTTCCTTGTCGGGAACGGTGTCGTCCTCGCCCGACCAGTCGATGTCGTCTCCGCCAGAAGAGCCCCGCGTCTTGGCGAGCGCGTACCGCTGCGGGAAGGCGTTGAAGTCCGAGCCCGACACCTCGTTCACGAGGAACTTGGTGATCTGGTTCTGCGGCCCATACGCGTTCTTGTGCAAGGGGCAGCCGTACGGCAGATCGTTGCGCAGGTGGATGAACGGGATCTGCCCGGTCGGGTTGTCCACGTCCTCCACATACTCGAAGTCGTCGATGCCGCACTTGTTGGGCGGGGTCTCGTAGAGCTCGATCGTGCCGTCGTCGAGATACAGCCACGCCCGCTCCTGCTTGCCCTTGCCGGTCTTGAGCCGCTTGACGGCGTGGGTCTTGCGGGCGGGGTTCATGTCGTCGTAGAAGACGCGGACCTTCATGGGGCTCTGGTAGCACGCCACGATCCCGGTCATCACCTGCTGCGGCTGGTCTGCCGCTGGCGCGCCTTCCTCCGTGACGACCTGCTCCTCGAAGTCGTACTCCGGCCACATGAACACATAGGCGTCGCCGAACTTCTCGGCCGCGAGGATGGCTGTCTTGTGGACGAACTGGAACTGGTTCGCCTTCCAGACCTCGTCCTGCACGAAGTCGGTCATCTCGGGATCCGACGTCTGGATGTCGACGATCTCCAGCTTCTCCACAACGGCGTCAACCGGCACCGCGCTGAGCACGGCCTTGTAGTTGACTTCCTTGCGGACCAGCAGGCGCTGCATCACGAGCGACTGAAAGGGCTCGACGAACGTGCCCTTGTAGAACTTGTCGGCCTCGACATATCCCGGAATGGCCTTGTCGAGCTCCTTCAGCGAATCACGGAGCTTCTGCTTGTGCGGCATTATGGACCTCCTCCCATAACCGAATCCAGACACAATTCAGCCGGGGTGAGAGGCTCCATTCAAAGCCGAATCCTGCAGCGCCCCAGCCAGGGCATCGGGCCAATCAGCCGCAATGCGGGAAGTATACCCTCACCCATATGTTCCGCTGGAGGCTCGACGCTGTTGCGTCTTGGGCGGGCTGAGAAGCTTGAGCACGGCGTTGCCTATGGCGTCCACGATATCGTCGTGCTTGAGCCGTGGGAATCCAACCAGATTCTCCTCGGCCTGCTGAAGGCGTTGCGTGTGCAGAACACGAGTCGGGATCCTCTGGTACAGCGCGTGCACCTTGCCGGCCCGGACCTCCTTGGGCTCGCTGTTGTTGAACAGCACCACCTTGACCGGCATGTCGTGCATGACTTCTCGCCACAGCTCACCACCCTGGTTCGCCTCAACCATGATCACCTTGATCTCTGGGTACATCTCCAGGATCTGCAGGATCTTGGCTCGCAGCGCCTTGCCCAAGAGCTTGACGCCAACAGCGTACTTGACCTCGCAGCGCCGACGCGGATCACCAGGCTTGTGCAGCGTGGCGCCAACGACGGCCAGCCCCGTGTAGTCCGACTTCTTCTTGTCGGTGACTGCACCGTCCACAGACAGCACCGTGATCGCGCACGGCAGCGAGCCATATGTGAAGTCGTCGCGAGTCCAGTACTGGCCATCGATCGCGAGCGGGTCGTTCTCGTAGTTCTTGGCGAACGACCGGGTATGACGCACCGAGTTGAGCCACTCCATGGGCCACTTCTCAGGCCACAGGCTGGTCTCGTTGCCCTCGTCGTCCACGATGATCGGCTTGAAGTGGTGGACACGGAACTTCTCGGTCTTGATCCACTCCTCGATCTCGTCCTCTGGCAACTCGCCTCGCTGCGCCGCAGCAGCCTTGACCAACTGATGCGTGATCGAGCCGGGCATGGTGACGGTGCCAGCCAGGATGACGCGGGCTCGGATGTTGAGTGGCAGGATGGCGTCGGTCAGTGTGCCGCGCCTCTGCTCCATCTGATAGTCCGAGTAGCTGGCCTCATCGGGCTCCAGGTCGTCCAGGATCAGCAGGTCCGGACGCTTGTCCTCCACCTTCATACCCAGCACAGAGACATCCGCACCACCAGCAGCGAACACGAACCCCGACTGCGCCTGATACAGGTCCTGGGTGTCGGCCACGTTGACGTTGCCACGCCTCTTGAGCGGCTGGCACAGGTCGGGGAAGTCCATCTGAAGTAGCTGGTTGGCCTCCAGCTCTCGCTTGAACGAGGACAGATGCTTCTTGGCCTGCGGGCCGGAGTCGGCGAACGCTGCCACGAACTTGACATGGCCGTGTGCAGCCGCCCACATGGGCAGGATCTTGAACAGCCACGTGCTCTTGCCGGCATCTCGAGGTGCGATGAAGGCGTCCCGCATCTCAGCCGGTCCGAACTGACTGGCAGGCTTCTCAGCCCACTCGCGCGCCTTCTCGCATAGGTCCCAGTGGAACTCCGACATCGAGATTACGCCCACCTCGGACTCGGCTCCGTCGGCGATATCCTCCATGGGAGCGGGCATCTTGAGCGAGTGCGGCATGTAGGTCAAGGCAAACAGAAGCGGCTCGTCAACAGTCAGGAACCTCCTGCCAGCAGAGGTGCCAAGCAACATGCGCATGGCCTCAACAGAGCCGTCGCACATGGCGTCTGCCACTTCCTGGAAGTAGTTAGCCAGCGTCGTCGTCATCGTCCGCTCCGAGCTCGTTGCGCGCCACCTCAGCGCGCAGGACCGTCTTCGTGTAGTCCACCAGGCCCATGACCCGGTGATATGGCAGCCCGCCTCCCATGGGCAGGATCATCATGACCGAGCCCGCTGTGTCGCCCTCGTCGTCGATGGTCTGCACAGCGCACAGCGTCACGTACTCAACGAGCATGCCATCAGCACCACGGAGCCGGAGCACTCGCTCGATGGCGGCCTCCAGCTCCGTGTATGCCTGCTTCTGTTCAGGGTTGAGCCGGGGCATATCAGCAGTCGCAGCCCGGCTCCGGCAGAGCCTCCGGGTTGATGTCCAGCATCCTGAGCATCTCGTCCACTCGCTCCGGGCTCGACACCTCGTTCATGAGATCGCGCCTCAGGACCGCAGCCCTGTACCGCATCACCTCGACCCCGGACATCGCCCCTGTGCGCAGCGGTCGAGCAGGAGGCACGACGTCCTCCACGGTCAGCAGCTCCATGGGACGCGGGTCGTACTCCTCCTCGTCCTCGGGCTCCGTCTGCACATCTGCCTCGGGCTCTGCCACAGGACGGATCCATCCCAGGGACTCCAGCCACTCACAGGTGCGGGGTCCGGGATGGAGCTCGACCTCTGTCTCCACGGTCACGTTCAGATTCGCTTCAGCCATCCTGGCCACCATCTTCCTGCTCGTTGCTCTCGTTGGCCACATCGGTTACGACGCCGCACTGGACGTGGCGACGCGAGTAGCCGATCGTCGTCCCGTCCGCCAGCACCAGGGCGATGGGCTTGCCACATGTCGGGCACGCCACAGAGCGCACGATCAGGATGTCGTCTCCGTTGGGCATGCGGAACGCGACAGCCTCCTCGATGCGCTGCCACTCCTGCGTGTCCCTGTTGATCGTGTCCTGCGGCATGCCCAACATGTTGCTCTGCTCCTTGTCTCGGCACACCCAGCAGGCGCACCGTCGATTGTCTACACAGTGGTGTGAGTCGAACCAACACGACGTGCACACCTGGCGTCCTACGCCTTCTTGCGCTCCTTGCCCTTCTTGGCTGGCCACCGGATCGTGTGCTGAGCCTGCGACGCCTGGATCGCTGCGCCCTGCATCTCCGCCTGCTTCCGAGTCGGGTACACCTTGCCCGTCGGACCCCAGCGGTATCCGCCACTCACCTTCTGCACCGGCATTGTCGTCACCTCCTTCGCCCACAACTATCTTAGGCAACCCGGCCTGTGGCCGCCGATACACGACGTGCCCCAGCTCCAGGCTCTCGTCCAACTCGATTGGCGTGCCGATGCCGTCCCAGGGAATGTCGTCCCACAGCACCTCGGGATTGCGCACCTTCGCCATGGCGCGCCCCTGCTCCAACGTGGCGGTCGACATAGCCACAACACGACCCGGCTCCTCGGACTCGACATCGATCCGCAGCATCGCCCGGCCCATCATGCGTCGTCCACCTCTGCCAGCTGAAGCAATTCGGCGAACATCCCCTGGAGCTCTGCCGGCATCTTGGCCCTGAGCTCCACAATCAGCCACTGCCGACGCGCAGCCGGGTCGAATCGATATCCCAGGTTCCACAGCTCACGAGCCATGGCCTTGTAATCAGGTCGCGTCTGTTGTTCGCACGAGTGTTCGTCCTTCGTGGCGATGGCGCCAGCCACAGTCCGCAAGAACTCCTGATGCCCAACAACAAGCCTGTCGCTCACGCAACTCGCCTCCGAGCCTTCTGTGCGCGCCCACACGAGTGGACGTCCTTGCACTCCATGCGCCCGTCCCAGCGACGCATCCTGTCATCTCGTCTCACACGCCCGCACCATGCGCACTCATAGCGCTTGTGCTTGCCAGACGAGTCCGCCAGCGAGCAGAACCCTGTCCGATGCATCACAGCATGGACCGTCGTACCGTGGCCACAGCGCGGGCAGCCCATCTGAACGCCCACCTTCCTACGCCCTGACCAACCACAGCGCCCACATCTGTGTCGTCTGCACACTTTACACCTCGCGCTCACGCCGCGCCCCTCTCTCAGACCCAGGCACCCACCCAGGGATAGCCCGTAAACGGATTCTTTGGGGTCACTCGCAGCCTTTCACCCCGCTCTGAGGCCCCGGTCCCACCCAGCTCGTAAACGCTCGGCAAACGGGCGCGTACGGCTTTCACACACCATCGCGCTTGACGACCTCGCCCTGTATGACGTGGCCCTCACCGGCAGGGGCAACGCCGAAGAACTGGTCCAGCAGTCGCTGCGCCTCATTGGCGTCGGCATCACGACTGTTCACGTTCATGTCGACCTTGATCGGCTTCTCGACACCAGTGAGCCGCATCTCGCGGTCCACCAGTCGTGTCCAGGCAGCAATCGCCTTCTCGTCACCCATGGCCATGCGCTTCTCAAGCCGCCGCTTCTGTAGCGAGATTTGCTCCAGCAACGTTTCTCGATATGCCTCGGCCGTCTCCTCCAGCTGCGGCTTGATCCTGTCCTGGATCCACCGCCTCACGGTCTCGAACGCGAGATTGTCGCCGAACTCCTCGTTGACGATGTCCACGGTCTCGCGCAATGTGTAGGAATCGCGCCTGAGCTCCAGAGCACGTGTGGTGACTTGGTCCCTGAACTCATTCGTGATATCCGAGGGTCGTCCAGGTCCGCGCCCACCTGCCTTCCTACGACTCAGCCTGCTCATATACACCCCATGTCGACTCGTTGATAGCACACCTGTATAAGGCTACCTCTCGCGACTCGTTTCCCGCTCTCCACACACCAGGGGTCGTTCTTGACCCTCCCAGGGTCGGAATTTTCAACCCTAGGGTCGTTCTTGCCGGCAATTCCGACCCCGCCAATTCACAGCTCTACCTGCTCATTCATCTCTCAGGGGTCGAAAGGGTTACTTTTACGACGTAGGAGTCCTATACGAAGGTAGGTAGGTTTCAGCCTCAGCCTCATACTAAGACCCCCGAGCTACCTATATAGGGGCTTACTCCTCCGACCCAAATTCCGACCCCTTCGACCCCCGCCCCAGCCCGTCGACACAAACACGCAGGTAGACCCACATTCGCATCTCCAAAAACAGGGGTCGTTCTGCCCTTTCAATTCCGACCCCGGAATCGCCCCTTCCGACCCTAGGACCGACCCCGGCCATCCAGATGCCCATAAAACGACCATTTCATCCACATCCGCGCCCCAAACCCATGGCGTAAGGTATACTGAATCTCAGGCTCAACCGGAGCCGGAAACCACAAGGAGTAAACACCACATGGCCATCAAGTTCGCGACATCAGAGCTCCAGGCTCGCGTCCGTCGCGCAATCGCCGCTATCGGGCGTGGCGTCAACCAGACCAAGCCCGAAGTCGAGCACGAGGGGCGTCGTCAGCTGGCGCTCGCGCACATCGAAAACCAGATTCTGCTAGGCGAGGACTTCCTTACCTCCGAGGACCGCTCAGCGCTCGCTGCTCTCCTCTTCCGAGCCGACGCTGACGAGATCCCGGACGACGGCGAGACCTCTCAGGAAGCCCTCAGCGCCATCCACATCCCGGACGACGCTCGCGACATTGCACCGCCGCTCAACCCGACCCGAGCCGAGCGCATCGCAGCCATGCGCCAAGGTCACGAGCGCGAGCAGGCCGCCTACCCCAGGCCCGAGCTCATGGAGGACCCGGACGACATCGAGTAGCCTTGTCGCGCGCCGCAGCGCACGCATAGCAGCACCCGCACGACAGAAGTAGGAGGCATGGCCATTACCACAAGGCCGCAGCGCGACAAGTACAGGCCGGATCCCAAGCCGGACGACCTGTGCCAGTGCACGCCGCAGTCACCGAGTATCCATAAGAGCTGGGGAACTGTCACGCACCAGTTCCCGTATATGGACGCCTCGGGAACGCGGCTGTTCTCGCGCTTTCGCTATATCGTCACTATCGACGGCCACAGCATCACCAAGGGCGACAAGACGTTCGTCTACTGCCCGTGCTACAACAAGACGTTCGCTCAGCACAAGTTCGTCTTGTACGGCGCACCTCGCCTCCAGGAGGCGGTCCGCAATCAGGTGCCTTACATCTACCTCGTCGAGGGCGAGAAGGATGCAGAGGCCATCTGGGAGCACGCCGACCAGTACGCCACGACCTCGCATCTGGGCGTCAGCTTCTATACAGAGATCGCGGAGCACTTCCGTGGATACATGGGCAAGGTCGTGCTGATCGTCGACCGCGACCATCTGGATGCCAAGCACCAGGCAGCCTTCAACAACGACGACCCCAAGAAGCGCAAGGACTATCCCGGCTCAGCTCGTGCACTGCGTGTGGCACGCGCGCTCAAGAGTGTAGGCGTATCCTGCATCTTCCGCGAGGCCAATCGCAAGGGTGCCAAGGACGCCTATGACCAGTTGGCCAAGGGTGGCAAGGTCTATCCGCCGGACGAGATGCGGACCATCCGCGTGGCGACGCTGCGCGAGCGCGCCCCCAGAGAGAGCGACCGCAAGGGCAACGTAAGGGCCACGTTGTCCGGCGGAGACGTGCCTGAGGGTCCGGCGCTCAAGCGAGTCGTGGCCGCGTTCGAGGCCAAGGGTTACGACGTCTTCAAGATCGGACCTGCGCGCTACAAGACCAACTGTCCACACCCCGAGCACGACGACCGTAACCCATCGTTCGAGTTCGACCAGGGCGACGAGGGTGCAGTTCTCACGTGCGAGTCCAGGCCGTACGAGACAGAGGACGTCACCGAGAAGGAGAAGATCCTCGCTGCGCTTGGTCTGACATGGCAGGACCTGTTCGACAAGAAGCAGGCCAAGCGCAGGCCCAAGCTGGAAGCAGACGCCAGCAAGCAGGTCGATCCGCAGGACTGGCCCGCCTTTCACGAGGCGTACAAGGGCCACATCGGCGTCACCGCGAACCACGAGCCCAACGACAAGGGCAACGGCAAGCGGATGTTCGACCTGTACGGCAAGGTCTTCCGTCGCGTCAACAAGGGTGGCGAGGGCACGTGGCGCACCTGGACCGGCACACACTGGGGGCAGGACACAGGCGGACTCGTCATGGCGGCATCATCGGACTTGACGGACTACATGCAGTTCGCTGAGGTGTTCGATTACAAGGATGACGACATGCCGGCATTCCCGAGCGACTGGGACGTTCTCAATGCCTCGGGGAAGCCCTACAAGTCGCTCCTAGGCCGCTACGGAGCACTGGCTCAGGCCCCGTCCCAGGTGATGGGCTACGCGGCCAAGGGGCAGGCACAGGCTGAGTTCCTGGGTGAGCGCTTGGCATGGGAGCAGGCTGAGGGCCTGTTCCAGGAGACGCTCAAGTGGATCGAGAAGTGCAAGGATGGCGCGCGCATGCGCGAGGCTGTCCGTCAGCTGGAGCACCAGCCTGGCATCTCGGTCACAGAAGAGGAGTTCGACAACGTGCGCGGTACGTTCTGCGTACAGAATGGAGACCTCGACACGAAGACACTGGAGCTCGGGCCTCATAGGCTGGAGGACATGAACACGCGCATCGCCCCGGTGCGATACAACCCGAAGGCAAGGGCTCCCATCTGGGAGGCGTACCTCGCCACGAACCAGCCCAACGAGGACACGCGCCGTTACCTCCAGAAGCTGGCTGGGTACGCCATCTCGGGCGACGGCGACCAGAAGTTGATCGCGTTCCTCTACAGCCACGTCGGTGACACCGGTAAGTCGATCTTTCTCAAGGTGATCGAGCGCGTGCTGGGGAGCACCTACTCAACAACTCTCGCCGAGGGAGCGCTCAGCAAGCGCCGATTCGACACGGGCGGTCGCGACCCC